CTTTATTAACTATTCCAGATCATAATATCTGTTGTGTTTTCTTTTTTGGCTTCCTTCTTTTCATCCCGTTTTTCTTTCATTTTTTTCTTGATGTTCTTACTTATTTTATGGCATCTCCTTGAAATCTTCTCGCCGGTGTAGTCAATAAAGTCCTCCATCGATTCCTTACTGAACAGCGTTTTTGCCATTACAATAACGAATTTCAGGCCGACGAATGTTGCTACAATTCCGGCGAACCATCCTACAAGTCCCCAGTTCATAGTAACCCTCCTTAAAAAATTAGTCAGACAAAAATCCTGTCCGCCATTTAAGGAGTTGTTTCTGTTGCGATTTTATCGTCTTCATTTTCTTCTCTCAGTCGCCAGTTCGCAGAATATACGTTAAAGCCCATCTGCATCAGGTGCACAATTTTCTTTGCAATAATTTCAACATCCAGACTGGTTTTGAAAGAATATCTTCCTCGCATAATCGCAGGATAAGAAACCAGGAATTCCCATTGACGATTTCCTCCGCCATTAAGTTTCTGCCACATCAGATACTGACCATGGTTTTCAATTTTAATGGACAAGATACACTCACCAACAACCTCTTTAAGTTCCGGTTTTGGCTCATCAGAAATATAGGTACTCGGCTCTTCATCCAGAGGATCCGCCTTTGACTCTTCTGAACTATTATCATCCAGCTCATCGCAAAGAAAATCATCCGTCAGCTCCTGTGTGTTGTTTTTGTACCATTTGTCAATACTTTCAGCATACTTTAATTCTGAAAGTTTATTAAATATACCGTCCAGAAACATATGAAAACATCGCCTCACTCACTTGTTCTTTACAGATATCGCGAGCATCATGACAAACAGGATAATCATTATACCAAGACACACGATTTCAAAGGTAGTAAACTTCTTCATTGAAATTCCTCCTCAAAATATGACAGAAACGAAAAGACCTGCGTTTCCGCAGATCTCTCGCAGTTCAAGGTTAATTGCTTATTCTTCATCGTCATCAAAGTACTTCTCATCGAAGTCTTTTTCGAATTCTGCAATTTCCTTAGGAACTTTATCTCTTTTTACCTGGGGCATAGCCTTTTTTGTTCCTGTCGTTTTCAGTTCTTTTACTCTGTCGAACAGTCGATCAATGCCGTTGTACAAGATCTTCATTTCTTCTTTGTAGATCTTGTAGTCGATGAGTTTCTTCGCCTTGATCTTCGTGTCAACAAATTTGTTGATACATCCGAAGATGACGATAAGTTCCATCGCACTCACAAAACCTGCAACTAATACAACAATGCACCACTCCATACAGTTCATAGGTAACCCTCCTTAAAAATATTTAATACAGGGGCATAGTGCCTTTCCCCTATTCAAGCCTTTGTTTCTTTTGCGATTTAATGTGTCAAAGAAAAAAGAAAACCCTTGCGGGCTTCGAACCCGCGTCTCCGTTCTCACGGTGTCCTACCATTGAACGATTACGCCGGCTAGTTAAAACCAGAAAGATTCCTATTTGGAAAATTACTTTTCATTAAATATTCCTCTGTTTTTCCGCCTCATCAACGTCTGGCCCTCCGGCGGGTTTATACACTCCCAGGGTTCTCCTCTATATTAGACCTGGGTTATTTTGCGAAAGAAAAAGAAGGCTTTGCAGCAAATGCCGCATGCCTGTCTTTGCACAGTATTATTTCAGCGCTGTGCACGCTACAATGTCTATATTTTTGTTTGTCATCTCATAGACTACGATGTCGTCATCTGCAGTTTCTTCATTGATATCCAATAGCATGTCCATATCTTCCTTTGCCCATTGGACAGCAGTATCAAATTGGAAACCACGATTTAAGTAGTTCACAACTTTTAATGCCATCATACTGGCAAGTGCTATAAACATAACGCTCATAAATGCTGCAAATAACACCACTACATCTTTTACAATCTTTTTCATTTTCTTTTCCTCCAATTTCAAAATATAGTGGAGTAACTTTCGTTCTCCTACTATATGCCTGGGTGATGTTGCGATTTAAAAAAAAGAACCTGCTTGTTTAGCAGGCCTTTATGTGACAGTCAGATACTTTTCTTTTCTGCAATGTTTTCTAATGTTTCTTTGAGTTCAATCACTTTTTCAACTGAATACATTTTATAAAAAAGACCTTTTGCACAAAAATCTAAATAATCTTTACTCAGCCAGTTGAAATGACCTCCATTGCATTCTTCAAAACCTGCTGTCTCATTCATTTCCTTTTCAATCAGATGCTGCTTAATGTTCTTCTTAATAAATCTTTTGGCGCTTTCCTGTAGTTCAAGTTTTCCCATTTCGGCCAGATTCAAAATGCCGCGGATCTCTTCTTCCGTAAGTTTCTGTTCTTCTCTTAACCATTTTTCAAACAGTCCTCCACGGTAGATTTTTCCGCCTGCATGTTTCCAGCTTGAAATATACCGACTGTAAGGTTCACCATTGTGCGTCAGATTATTAAACATTTAGACACACCTCCTTCTATTAATGCCATTGAAAAATATACGAAAAAGAAAGGGCCTTGTTCAGGCACCTTTCCGATGGTTCCCTTAGGATTCAGATTTTATCCGCGAGGCTTTGTTAAGAATGTCGTAGCCTTACTGCCAATAATAGCTCCATCCTGTTCTGCCTGCACAACCGATTTCACGTTCTGCCGGTTGATAAGCGATGCGATTGTCGTTCCTGCAACTGTACCTGCTACATTTCCCAAGATACCAAATAACTGATCATGTTTATGGCGCTCTGTATTTCGCGCCTGAACACTTTCATTATTTGCCAGTTGGGCATTCTTCAGGGTTTCAGTTTCATCGGCAATTCGTTGTGACAACGCATAGTACTCCGGTGAACGAGGATCGTATTTTTTCCGTTCTTTTATAAGAGCACGAACAGAATTTTCGAAGAGCTGCTCAAGCGGCAGTTCATCATCCTCATCATATTCTTCCTCTTCTTCCTCTTCTTCGAGGTCTTCATCCTCCTCCTCTTCTTCTTCGTCTTCCCATCGTCTCGGTCTTTTCCTTGCCATAGTTAAGACTCCTTTCAAAATATTTGGAGACATAATATCTGTCTCCTATTTAAAGGTTTGTTTCATTTGCGAAAAAATGAAGGGCTTGCGCCAATTACGCGGCTGCCCTTCAAGTGGAGATCATTGTTCAAGGATGCAATTGCAAATTCCCATGCTTGAGTATTTCAGGGATTTGCGTACCGCGTTAAAATAACTTCGTCTTGTTGGAATCGGCACGGTATCCGGAATACCTTTGATAGGCACATTTTTGGGGCCTTCAATGCCGGCCACCAGTACCAGTTCCTTTGATGATTCGATCCTCACCACGTTCACATAACACCTTTTAAACTTTTTCAGCACATTAATCTGTCCTCCTTTTTTATATTTATAGTTAAGATCTCCATATAAGTCTTTGATCCGTGTGCGACAAAAATATAAATCGTTGTTTAACCTTCACTGAATTGCAATTCAGCATTTCGGTTAAATTCATAATCGATTTTATTTGTCACATGTGCCGGATTAGTTCACCGGCAAATTCGAATCTCCACGGGTATTCAGAATATACCTTTATCACTTCTCTTTTGCGCTACTGTCACGCTCGTGGATGACATTCTCAATTCCCAAATATACATAGCCTTTCGATATTTATGTTAACTTTGACTATATAATTCTGCTATCTTTTAAATAGCTTGCTTCTCATCTGTTTCCAGCAATTAATTTATTCTGATTTTTTCAGCCTTCATACAGACGGCATACATGTCTTCTATTCAGAACCTTGAAATATGTGCGAAAAAACTAAAGCCCTGCAGCGAATGCCACAGAGCTTTAATATCAGGATTCCGTCTTCGATACATCATCGTACTTCTTCTGTACTTCAGCCATTCTTCTTTTCAGATCGGTTCTTCTTTCTTCATCGAAAGTTACCAGAAGTTCTCCTCCGAGATCCATATATTCATGGATAAGTTTAATCTTATAATCTCTTACGGTTTTCTTTTGATAATCATTGATCATTGCTTTTACCTTCCTGATTCTTCTTTTTAATTTTTTAGGCATGTTTTCTTCAATTTCTATACCGAAATTCATTTTTGAAATCCTCCTTTCTATTAAAGGCATTGCATAAAGTGCGAAAAAAAAAGAAGGACGTGTATATCCTACACGTCGCTTTCTATGAAATTACATCCTTTCAGTAGCCGTGAAGTGCATCGTACAGCCAACAGCTTCAATCACATCTCTTACCGTGTCAAACAGCAGCACATATTTTTTGCTGAGTTCAGTAAGGTAATTTCCCAGTTCTCTGGCTGTCAGATTTTCTTTGATTTCACGTTTAATATACTTATGTGATGATGTCTCATAATTCATAATAACTGTGAACATTTTTTCACCTCCTTCTTATTATAGGCATTGTCAAATCTGCGAAAAAAAAGAAGGCCTTGCAATAAATATCGCAAAGCCCGTTTTTATTCGTCAATCACCCTCTTTTTCAATTTCAAGAATCGCAATCGGAATAAAATCGTTTACGTCATCTCCACCGATGCACTCAAAATATCTTTTCTGTGCCTCAGGTGTAAGATCTTCAAGACAGATTTCAAATCGTTCAGTCATTGTACTATCCTCCTTTCCATCATGTTAAAAATAATCTTGCTTTGCTTCCGGCATTTCACCTTCCTTTCTTTCAGACGCATTTATGCATCTTGATTAAAATATCAAGCACATCATTTTTATCCGAATCATTTCCTCCGGATAAAGTGCTCAATGTCCCGCAAACCATAACAATCTGAAGAACTTCTATTTCTTTCGCGCACCTTATAATCGCGTGTGATGCATCCGAATGATATTTTGCTTTGTTGTTGGTGTCCATTTCAGAAAGATTTTTCGTAAGTTCTTTGATAATGGCATCCATTTTGTCAACAGCTGCTTTTGACATTTCCATAGCTCCGGTATTTTTAATTAAACTCATTATAGATGAAATACCGGAAAAAACAGGTTTTGGTTCTTCCTTTGGTTCTTCCTTTGGTTCCTCTTTTAATTCTTCCTTGTAAAATTCAGATTCCATTGCTTTCTTAAAATATTCGTTCAGATCCATAGCATTATCTCCCCTTACTCAATTTCAAGCCATTGTTCTTCCTGGTCTTTTAATGCTGCATATATCCAGAAGCAATTTTGTAATTTTGGATCCTGATGGGAATAATCTGTAATCAGATAATATTTATCTCCAAGAGAGTCCAGAAGTTTTCCAATCTGTTGAAGTGTTTTTTCTGTAAAATGCTCTGTTCTTCGGCCATCAGCAAACCGTACATACATTGAATAATAATTATGATCTGGTGCAGGATTTTCTTCAGGCAGCATATAATTCCGGTTTCCGAATCCCAAAGGTTCATTCATTTTGAAATATACATCTTCATCAATTCCAACACTTCTGGTAAATAACCTGGATTCATACCCATTATCCAGTAAATCTGTAATGGTTGAATCGCCGTGTTCGTTATCATGTTTTGCATACCAGTCGTCAAATATCTTTTGCGCTTCATCCGGACTATCTGCTTTTACAGGGATTATCGCCTTACATTTTTCCTCAATAGTAAATTCATAAATCATATTTACCACCAGCCTTTTTAAATATTTATTATACGCACTGAATAGGTTCAAAAGGAGATTCACTGAAACGGTAATGTGTTCCGTCTCCTTCAAACGCTTCTTTAATGAAGCACCATCCATAATTACTATAAAGAAAATCAACAAAAGTCTTGTTTTCTTCAGTTTTTGAACGATCGATAAAAATATCGGTCATTTGATTGTATGCATTATCATCTTTGGTATCGATCTGCTGGATTTTTTCTTTACCAATATAAAAAGTAATCCCGCTGTTCTTATACATGAGGTTCAGTTCATACTCATAGCATTCATTTTCATCCTGAAATATCTTTCCATCATCGGATTCATACCATGAAATAGTGTGTTCTTTCATTTCTCTTCCCTCCGTTCGCCGTCTGCACAAAACCATTTATCATCTTTAAAAATTGGCTTCTGCATAAGATCACAATTGAATCCTTCGTGATAATGCTTGCAGTCCTTACACCGAACTACTTCAACCATATCTACTTTTGCATTCATACACTCCGTTTTCCAAACAGGCTGAAGAGGTTCTTCAAAATCAATATCATTATTCACCTTATCAGATGTCGTCCATTCGTTTTCAGGATTCATTTTTGTTTGCGTTGTTGCAACAGTATCATATGCGCCTTCAGCACGGCATTGCGGACACTCATATCGCCAAATACCGCAAATGCAGAATAATTGATAAGGACGTTCATGTTTTTCACAATACCAGTTATTCATTTCTACTTCACCGACTTTCCCCACAAAACAGGTCTGCCACATTCACGGCAGAATTTGTCAAATTCGTTTGGGTCACCTGGGTCATTGTCCTCAAATCCAACATATGTACCGCAGTTTCCACACAACCATATGCGACCTGTTTCCTTATCACGAACAGGCTTTACTGCTTTACGTTCTTTCAGCAGAGAAAGTGCATCTTCCATAACCTCTTGAGAGTCCAATATGCAATTCGCTTTATATGGACAATCCGTGCAATAACATGGTCTGGTTGTGCAAACCTCTAGACCTTTAATAACCTTCTCTATGTCAGCCATTTCAAATTCACCAATCTTCCTTCAATCTCTGTCCTGCCCAAGGCATCCTGCTAATGCACAAACAACAAGAACCCAAGATGGAATATTCCACCATCGAAATTCAATTGCTCCAAATATTGTCAGCAATGCAGACAGTACTCCCCATACCACAGACATTACTAATAAAAAGATACTGATTACCATAAACATTCTTTTGAATCCATATACCATATCAAGAAACAGCTCTTTTATATCAATCATTCTGTTTCACCTACATTTCTGCGTTATCGTGTTATTTTAATTAGCAGACCAAGCCTTCTCCCAACAGTCTGCCATGAACCACGCCATCCGTTATTTCAGCCACGCACTACGGCTTTGACAAGGTGGTTCGTCCCTAAACTCCTATTTAAGCTGTATATATTTTTACTTTTCCTTTACCAAGCTCATCATCGTTGATAGCTACGTTTTAATATTTACTCCTCGCAGAAATGGGTCAACAATAATCACCTTTGCATTTTTTGGCATATCCATCAATACCGAGATCAATTCTTCTACTGTCATTTTCTCACCTCTAAAATAAAGTGTTATTTAAACTATATTTGGTGGCGAGTGCCTATACCGTCATCTTGCATATCGGTTTCGCTCATCTCCTGCCGTACTCCGGAATACAAACAGGGTTCAGCTTAACGGCTCACCTAATGTTGCCTTTAAGTCACTTTCTGTTTGTATTTAATAGTGCATTGCCCACCATTTTTATTTTCTGTAATAGTGTATTCCATTCGTATCATCTTTTCTCCGCATACTGGACAAACTGCATTCTGATAATATCCAAGTGAATTGCAGTTGCATGTTTGACAATAATATACTTCTGTTCCGAATTCTCTATCTATCGCAGTATTATTGTTCATCGCTATCATCCTTCCCTAAAAATGAACCACACCATTTGCAGTATGTTCCAACGGGTCTTTCAGAATATCTTCCGCACACAGAACATTCACAATGTGTTGAGGTATCTGGATCACAGGCTTGCCATAAAGTTATCCATTTGCCTTGTTCGACTTTTTTATTTATCGGTTCACCAACCTGACAGCAGATTTTATTCTCTAATAAACAGATTTTAATAAGGTTATAGACGTTCCATACCATAGATGCAACGGCAATTGCTCCAACAATTTCAAGTGTCATTCTGTTTCACCGACCTTCCTGCTCTAATGGATACATCCTTTCAGGTTTATCCGTATCCATAACGATCATCCCCTTTGGTAGTTTCTTTTCTATTTCTTCAATTTCATGTAAATAACGACTTGAGTAAACGTATGTCACAGTTAAACTATAACCATCAGTTGCTGGCGTGTTTCTTTTCCATGATTGATATATTTTCATTATCATTCACACTCTTTCTGCAATGGTTTTACAACGTGAATCCTTGCTTCGATTTCTGTGAAATCTTTTATTGGTTCATATTTATTCTCGTTACTAAAAAATTCCACAAATCCTTCGGCAACAAGTTTGCTTGCTAATTTAATTGCCATTTCACCTTTTACAAATTCGATTTCACGAATAAAACGACTTGGAATAATGCTTTTTATTGCTAGAGTTTCAATGTTTCTATGATTTTCCACAACAGGAACTGGAAATTTTAGCATTTGTTCCACTATGATTCGTCTTTTAATTTCTCTATACAAACGATTTTGATTTCTCTTGTATGATTTTTTACTCACTCAAACTTCACCGACCTTCTTGCTCTTCAAAATAATGTCTGACAATAAGTGGTTTATTTATCCCGCAATTTTCCTTTGCCTGGTGTATCAAATATAAGAGAATCTTATTTCGCTTTTCATCAGCATAACTTGTTTTCCAGAAAGACTGAATTTGCATAACGTGATCCAGTTGCCCAGCTGTTAATAAATATAAATGATCAAAAATGACTCTTGCGCGATCACTTCTGTCTGGATGAACACTTCCTCCAAATCGGCATTGACAATTCTCAAATGGATACTCGCAAATTGGACAGAGATCAGCCCAATTATCTATCACAACACATTTCCCACTTTCCTCATGTTCTGGCGGGTTTGCTTCACTTTTCTTTTTCCCGTCAGCGCAGAAAAATGTTTGTTCCCGTGGTAATCCACAATTATCACACATGGAAATTCGCTCATCATACCATTTGCAGTCCTTACATCTGACGAGTTCTTGCACATATTTATTGTTCAGGGTATCCTTGACTATCCATTCTTTCATTCATTTCACCGACTTTCATTTTTAATACTCCGATTTTCTTACCTTGGGATGCCCGCTTTCATCAACGAGCACTGTTAATGTTCCACTATTGTATGTACCTTCAGACATCCAGTATTCGACATTTGTTTCACTATCTACAACAATACTTCCGTATCCATAGCTTTCAATTTTTATAAATCTGGTTCGTTCAACTTTATTCTCATTTGACTTGTTATCTATTTTACTCATTGTTCCGCAACTACATAATATCAACAATAGGGTTATCATTAGCACAAGAAAAACAATTTTCTTCATTTGATCACTTCTCCTTTCCGTCCGCGCAGAACCAATCACCCGGATTATCTGCGTATGCAAACTTGAACTGAATTGAACATTGATTATTATTTTTGCAATCTTTACAATGTACTACTTTTTCAAGTAAAGAAATTGCCATATTATATGCTTCGTTAACTCCACCAAAGTCAACCCATTCATCCATGAATTTGTTTCGCTGTTCATTTAATATCCGAATCGCTTCTTGATTTGTCATTCCATTTCACCGCCTGTCTCCATCAGCACAGAAAAATGTTTGCTCTCTTGGCAAATGGCAATTATCGCAAAAAGATATTTTTTCATCATACCACCGGCAATCCTTGCACCTGACTACTTCAACCATATCTACTTTTGTATTCATGCACTCCGTTTTCCAAACAGGCTGAAGCGGTTCGTCAAAATCAATATCATTAAAGTATCTGTTGCAATTCATACACTTATACTTATATACTTTTGCAAAATTCCCAAGCGAAACCATATAGTTTGGGTTCTTGCAGTTTGGGCAAATACTGTATACAAATTTCATGCTCATTCCCGCTTCACCGCCTTTTTATATAGTTGCATAACACCGTTCATCAGTTCACCTACTGTATCCTGAAACATAGGATGATCAATTTCACATTCCCAGATTGAAGAAAACATTTTGAGCAATCCGTCTTTAAATTCTTCTGGTGTCATAGGTTCCTGCTCTTTCAGCAGGGAAATGGCACTCGTGATAGCCTGTCCGATTTTGATGCACATTTCCGGAGTAAGCATTTGCAGATTGCACAATATAAGTTTTGCTATGATTAAATTATTGATAACACTATCTCTGTCGGGCATCACGAATCCCTCTTTTTCCATCCGTTGAATGTTGATATCTCAAGTATCGCTTTTAAGTTGTCTGCAACTGTTGATAATGTATCGTCCGGTTCCATTTCGTTTTCAATGGCATAATCGCATATCTCGGTTATGATATGTGTCATAAACTCTTCTTCAGACATTCCACGTCACCAATCCTTCTTATGCCATTTTCCATCCGTGCCCTCATACATCAATTCTTGTTTGCCAAGCATAGCGTCATTAAAACCTTTTTCGTATTCGTTTTTATGTTCTTTTAGCATGTAGTATGCCTTCCGCATAATGTAAGCATAAAACCGGATGTCAATATTCGTCATGTCTTTACGGTCACACATATAGTTCCCGCAATAGCCAAGCTCAGTAACAACGTCTCTTGCATGCCAACGCTTTTCGTCCTCGTTTATCATTTCTTTGGTAAACTTCATTCCCACTTCACTTCCTTGCACTGTTCAAAAGTTGGTTTCCCGGTAAACAGTTTCAATTTGCCCATCAGCAGTGCGGGTTCATTAACTTCATTCGGATTAAGAATCCACATCGGAGAAGTATCATGTTCCCACAGCTTGCATATAGGGTCTCGTTTTTTATTTGTTTTCCACTCTTGCCATTCGTCCATAGTAAGCTCTCGTATTTCTTGTTCTTTCAGCATTCCCCGAAGCCATTTGATTTCTTCCCGTGCTTTTTCGAGTGACTCATCACGGTTTTTTATTTGCTCCCCCTGCTCTTTCAGCAGATCTAAAGCTTCTAAAGCAAGCTGACTGGTACATTCGGTGATTTTTTTCGAAGCGTTATAATATGGACACCCATGGAAGCACATACCCGTGTCATAGCAACACTTCATCCCTTTGATAACCTTTTTCCTGTCAATCATTATGCTTCGCTCCTTTGACGAGTTCCGGCTTTGGATACGGCTTCCCGGCACACAGACTAAAGAAATCTTCCTTCGAAAGCTCTTTGATCGTGTCGGCCTGACTGATAAACTCATGCGTCCAGATTGGACGTCCGAGCTTTTCTGAAACGTATTCGTAGAAAATATGCAGTTTGTCCCCGCAAAGCATTACACTGCCCGTGTATGCCATTACGATAGCTCTTTCCCTGTCAGTCATTCCGCTTCACCGCCTGCCTAAGCCGTTTTATGAGATATTCTTCAAAATTGTCTAAGCCTTCAAAAAAATAGCCAATATCAGCTTGAAATGAATAACCTTTTTTGTCTTTCCAATATGTACAACCACATTCATCTTCTTCATCATCTATGTATTTGTTTACTGTTTGTATCGCATTTAGACATTCAACTGCAATTTTATATTCTTTGTTTTTCTCAATCGCTTCCTGCTCTTTTAGCAGAGCAATTACATCTGTATACATCTCATGCAGATCACCATCATCCTGCACAAGTTCGCAATCGGCACAGTTTCTGTTGCAGTCGTTATGCGATCCTCTGAGCATACATTCGTGCTCAATCTCAAGCAGTTCAATCATTCGTTGGATTGTCATTCACTTCACCGCCCTCCTTGAATGCCTTGCATTTCCCAAGCATTCCAGTCTCAAAGTCTCCGCCTTTTAAGCACACAATTCCGTAAAGTCCGTGTGAATGATCGTAAAAAATGTCTGTGCATTCCTCGCAAAATAAGCAACAATTAGGTCTGCACATAATAGGGGACTTAAAGGGATCATTGAATACATATTCTCTTGTAAACTCATTGCTTTTTTCGCTCATTTCCACTTCACCAAACCTTCTAAATCGTTTTGTGTGCCCAGTTTTTCGCAAAGTTTTGCATATCGCAATGCATATCTCTTTCTTGCTTTTTTCCATCTTGCTTTTTTGTGCTGCTTTCGCCCAAACCAGATTTGGTAACCAAACATGCTATCAGTCATTAGCTTCACCGACTTTTCTTCTTATCGTTGTCTTTAAGTAATTTCATGTCTGCTATAGCCATCTATCATTTCATCAATAGCCCAACATGCATCGCGAATGCCTTTGAGATAGTGAAGCCATCCGTTGTCGCCATATTCACCATCAACGTGATACTGTTCTTTTTGTCCTCGTTGCCCTCTTAATTCAATTTGCAAACGTGCATTTTTGAGAGTGTTTGTCTGAATTTCTTTATAATTTGGAATAACTTTTAATTTTTTTATTACCTCTAAAGCATCAGCCATCAAATAATCTTCGCATGGAGTGTTAAGATGACCATCTTTTTCTTTATAAGGACAATCAAAACAAGTTTTTGTTCCTGCGTTTTTCACAGCAAGGCAACATTCCAACCCTTTGATAATCTTATCTCTGTCCATTTATTTCACCTACTTTCCTACTTATCTTTATTAATATAAACTACTGGTGTACCATATGGGCATTTAGGATTATATTGTTCCCACGGTTCAATTGTTACTGTAATGTCGCTATGACCATACCCGGTCGGTTCAATACGTAGTTCGATATGAACCTGTTCTTTTGCAACAATCTCTGATATTTCTTTTAGTGTTAAATCGTTAAAATCTTTCATAAACTTCACCGGACCTTTCTGCGTTATCGTTATGAATGTAAGTCTGTGCCAACTATATGTGACAATTCCTCTATCCTCTGATCCACCGCAAATTCATACAAAGCAAGCGCTTTTTTCAGCATTTCAATCCGTTCTTCACTCATTCTTACTTATTGACCTCCTTGCTTGCTGTTCATCAGTTGCCAAACAAATATGATTACAATCCGGACAAGTCATACAATAATGACTCCCATCTTCTCCGGTTGATGAATAGCACAGCCTTGGCAATTCACTAAATTCGCAACCACATTCTGGACAAATAAATACAATTGTTATCCCATGCTTAATTATTTTCATTTACTTCACCGCCTGTCTACATAATCCCCTATATCTACGGAATTGTAAAATTCCTCGGTAACGTCCCACCATTCTCTGTGAGCATCATTTTCGACAAGGATACGCCATGAATCGGGATGACTATGCCAACGAGGGATTATATGTGGTGCTTTACCAATAATTATTGGAGCATATGTTCTGTGTGCCGCTGTGAATGATTTTTCTACCACAATGCCATTATTGACACTGGTGCAACCAGTAAGCACAATTAGCATTACAAGCACCATAATAGTTATTGCAATTCGTTTCATTACCACTTCACCACCTTTAAGTCAGACTTCAATACTCCCGTCGTCGTAATGTTTTAATCCATCGCCCTGTTCTTTCAACAGAGCAAGAGCATCGTCATGCAAATCATTTACACATCGGATATGATTATCGTCATTAACATAATACGGACAATCAGCACAGTTTATTCTGTGGTTATTATCAATTTTATGGCATTCCAACCCTTTAATTACCTTCTTCCTGTCTGCCATATCATCACCTCCATTATGTGGTTCATACACTGTGTACAAAGCATGCTCTTTATGAATAAGTCTTGAACTTTTTATAAGTTCTAATGCATCAGAAAGTAGTTTTTTACAACTCAATGATGGTTTTTCTTTCCCATACTGACATTTCATACAATTTCCAGTTCCTAAACATTCTTCTAATCCTTTGATAACCTTTTCAAGATCTATCATCTGTTTCACCGACCTTCCTTTGGGAACTCTGGCAGTTTTGTCCAATGAGTAACAGTTGGCCATTCAAAGTACCCAACTTCATCATCAAATTCATACCATCCAGGTCTGTTTTCCGTATCAAAAATATATTCGTCTATTTCGTGCAGATTATGAGAAAAACGCGCAATACGCATGCTTCTGTAATTAAAGAAAGTGTGCACAACAAGATATTCCCCATCTTTTTCCGGAAGTTTATCTTTGGCATTTATCCATTGCATTGCTTTCTGCTCTTTCAGAAGGGAAAGAATGTCTTTTGACAATTGTATTTCGCAGTCATTTCCGTAGCCCTCATAAGGACATTTGATGCAGCTGTATTCTCCCGGAACACGATTGATACATATTTCCAAACCATCGATAGCTTTGTCAATATCAATCATTCAATTCACCGCCTTTCTCCGCATGGACAATACCAATCATCTTTCGGATACCATGAATAATATTCATCGCCTGAACATCGGCACGGGCATTTACTACCTTCTGGAAACTCAAGATCAAGACCGCTTTCATATGTTTCAAAATTTAGTTTTTTTTTGGTCTGTGTTTGCAATCTTTGCATCGGACTACTTCAACCATATCATTTTTATCAGTTTCCTCTTTAGGTTTCCATGCCTCACAGCATTCATCGAACCATGTTCTGTGTCCGTTGTAATTGCACATTATTGATGTCCCAACAGTTTCAGTCCATCCGCAGTTTTCACAGTTAAAGTTCATTCCATTTCACCGGCCTTACTTTGAAATAAGAACAATTTTCATCCATTCAGGAATATCCCATGACCATATCCATTTACTAATCAACCATGTCAACACAACCGTTATTCCGATAATAGAAACAATATATATTACAGTTCCTGCTCTTTTCATTTGTCTCACCGCCTGTCTCCGTCAGCACAGAACCATATTTTTGCATTTCCATGTACGGTTTTATTTGCACATCGTCCGGTTTCTTGATCATATTTGTTACATTCTTCGCAATGCACAATCTCGGGTTGCTCTTCCAGAAGGGAAAGGGCATCTTCCCTCAATTGCTCCATGCATCCGATTTTTTCAGTGTTGTAATATGGGCAATCTTCTCCACACCGAAAACGCTGTAGACAAATATCAATACCTTTGATAACCTTTTCCCTATCCATCCCATTTCACCGCCTTACATTGTTTCAATGTTGGTTTCCCTGTAAATAGTTTCAGTTTTCCCATTAAAAATGCTGGTTCGTGAACATCGTTTGGATTAAGAACCCACATTGGTGAAGTATCATGTTCCCACAACTCACATATAGGATCTCGATTTTTATTTGTTTTCCACTCTCGCCATTCATCCATAGTAAGCTCTCGTACTTCCTGCTCTTTCAGCAGAGCAAGAACATCACAAAGCAAAACATCTTCGCAAGTCGATTGCTTTGATCTGCCATCATAAATATATGGGCATTCCATGCAGTTTTCGTTGTCAATTTTTATGCGTCTGCAAAGCTCCAACCCTTTAATAATTTTCTCTCTATCCAACATCTGTTCAATCCTCTTTCATAAATATTTAAAAATAAAAAGGGCAGACGTTGTTATCCGTCTCCCTTTCATAATCAATTTACCTGACTATTAATTTGTTCCATTATTTTATCTTTCATGGGTCTTTCACAAAGAATAATTATATCGTGCATATGCACTTTTTCCCATTGTTTATCCTGATTTCTGTGAAATACAGTCTTATTTATCCCGTTTAATACAGTTATTTTTGTTCCAAATTGTTTTTTAAGACCATTTACAAACGAATTGTAAACTTTAAATAACTGAATATCCTCCTCACTGCATTTAAATTTCAGGGTAATCTTTATTGTTTTTTCCATTTGTGAATCCCTCCTTCATTATACGCTTTGATTTATTTGCGCTTAAAAAAGGAGAGGTAGATCAATTCAAAAACAGTTTTTATGATATTTAAAGTATCGAAGTAACTGTCTTCTACAATTCTACCTCCCCACTTACGGCCTTGCAAAATATGCGATTTAAAAAAAAATAAACAGCCGTGTTTAACACAAATTTAATTCTTTACATATTCGGTATGTATTCGACACCACTCCTTTGTTTCTCTAGTAATGCCTTCTTCCTGGTACTCCTTGTCGGTTCCAGGTGTAATCTTTTCTGCATATAAATGATCAGTATCAATACACCCATCATTATCCTTTGCCCATTTTTCTACTATTTTTCGGGCATCAGAGATATGTCTGAGCGGATTTTTCTCAAGCAGAATTACTACCTGGCTATCTTCACGTCTAAGGCAGTTATTCCATATGGAAACCCCGTATTCAATTTTGTATACGGGTACTACTGTCGTGCTATTATACTGCATACCAATGTACCTCCTTTATAAGTACACGGCTGCCTATCCTATATAAAAGGATGTCTATTTTGCGAAAAAAAGAGGGCCTTGCAATAAATATCGCAAAGCCCCGAGCCTTCAGAACTCGAAATATTCGCCTTCAATCTCGCCATTACGAATCGCTTCAATAACGGTTTCGACTTCAGTGATAAATTTCTCAATATCTTCAGGTTCTGTCAGTTCTGAATTCGGTTCTTATGTCATTGTGTCGTACCTCCGTAATTGCTGATCCTCTTGATCAATGTATCCACACCCTGTTCTGCAAGAGTGATGAATTCAAAGACCTTTTCAGACCATCCGGCAATGATATTTGTGTGCTTTCCGGCAAACTGCTGTGTTCCGTAACCGCACAGATCAATGGCATGCACCCAAATATCTTTTCCGGTTTCCTTCCGATAGATGTTTGCATACTGCTGAACGACAGGATTTTCATCGATGACATTCCGTGTATAAAATCTACCGCCTACTGAGTAGAAATTCGCATTGCATTCATTATCGGAGAGAATAATAATACGGTCACAGTCAATATCACAGTCGATCATTTCATTAAACGGAAGCGACATATCTGTACCTCCGCCATAATGTGAAAACTCATCAACAGCAGAAAGAATCCCGTTTCTCTTCGGAATATTAATCTCCCAGATTTTAGTATCAAACATCATGGCAATTGATTTCTCACAGATTCTGTTTGCAATAATACCCAGGAGTGTTGAAATATCGCAGCAGCGTATATCAGACTTACTGCTGATTTTCTGATGCATTGACCCGGATACATCGATTGCAATCACGGTTTTCCCTGGAATCTTCGGAAGATTCTCAACCGCAGCATCCGCAGCCTTTTCCAGCGCCTCCAGGACATCTGCCGAATTATACCTATATCCTCCTCTCGGAATATTCCTGTAAGCGGAAAGATAACGGAAGGGCAGTTGCTTTGATTTCCGAACTTCTTCAGGATCAGAAATTCTTTTCAGAACTGTATCCAGATTATCCGGAGAAGCTTCCAGAATATTCCTCAGATTCCTGAGCAGCGCCATATACCCGACTTTTCCGGAATCGATCAGTGCTTCCCAGGTTTCTTTATTATTACCTTTTGCAGATAACTCTGTTTCCCAGGTATAAGCAGGCTTCATGTTTCCTTCAAGTAAAGCTTTCCAGTCATCTGCCTGCTTTTCCGTTTTAGGCGCTGGATGGCACAGGCACAGAATATCACGCATTTTTACGGATTTCCCGTCGCCTTTGTACTTTGCCAGCGTATAACTGTCAAAGCCTGTGAAAACATCGCGAAGACCCTTGCGAAGGCTGTTTGGAATAGGCTTCCCAAAAGTATTCAGATAAAACGCGAGAATTTCCGTAGCATCGTCTCCGCGCAGAATAATATTATTCAGCGTACGACGAACATACGGTTTTCCGGCAGGTTCATGAGCCAAATATCCAGCAAGAACATGAGATATAGAGCGCATATTGAATTCTTTCCTGGCAAAAATAGCCAGATTGGAAACAAATTTGGGATCCTTTTCGATAACCCTTTTCAGGGTTTCTACGAGATCTTCAGAATTGTCTCCATAGAATTTGCTCTCATTGAAAAATGACGTAAGTACTTGTGTCACGAGTTTACTTTTGTCATCCATAGAATATGCGGTCCATCCACAATTGTTCACAGTAAAGGGATTGTTCTCTGAAGCCGTGTTAAATTTGGACATAACAGTACCACCTTTCTTAATTTCCTTTTTTATTTTGATTAGTAATAGGAATAACATATGATAAATGCGGACAAAATCGAAAACAGACTGATAGATAGAAGGAGGTGACGCTTGGATAACCGCACAATAATTTCGAAGTATCTGTTTTCTGCAGTACCGCAATATCATTTAAATAGAGTAAACGGGTTTGCTCGTTGTGGCTGCTTCATAAGCTTCTTCCGCAACCGCGACTGCCTGTTCTTTTGTATCGCATCCAATCAGAAAGTTTGCCGGATGTGCAAAATGAATTCCACGTTCAGGATCTTTCTTGCCAAGCCATTCTTCAGGAAAATCCATCCGGTTATCATATGTGCCCATACACTTTTTAACCGTTTGTACATTCCAGCCGCCGCGTTTTGAAGGATAGACACAGAAGCACACGTCCTTCATCCGCATATCCTGAATAACAAAAGATTCCCATGAGCACCATTTGTTAAGGATCAGAATCGGCCCACCGGAATAGGATGCAAGAATATACTCTGGAGCTCTGGCTGAAGCATTAGCAGAATCAACCATAGCTTTCAGAATAACTACAGCAGCGTCTACGGCACGATTAAAACAGTCAGTTTCTTCTTCCTGTGTTCCTTCGCCATCCCAAAGCGGATTCATCGCAGAAATACAGGAACTCAAAAGGTTATGGGCAACACCGTTATCGGCTTTATCAATCCCATATACAAGTGTTTCATCAACGCGTTTCCACGCCGTTTCATCCGGGCAAAGCAAGTGGCCGTAGTCCAGCCACATAAGTCCGAGTCCGCAGTACGGAGTCTTGGTTTCATCATTCCGGCACTTTTTACCGTCTTTCCGATGGTGATCATATTTACTGATACCGAAGTCATCTCCAATATCAAAAATGATCGTATCAGGATCATCTTTCCATGGAGTAGGATCCAGTGTCCGAATTACCTCAATACCCGGATTAATAATTTTCCACATTGCAACTCCAAAAACATCATCGGAGTGAAAAACCGTACTGTGCGTAACAACTCTTTTAAAAACTTTGTTTCCCATTTTGATTTCCTCCATTAATAAATTTATTAAATAAAAGCAAACAAAAGGAGGGTGGATCAATTCACTTACAGACTAATAACGCCTATCGAAGTAACTGTAAGCTACAATTCCTCTCCCTCCTATCTTAGGCTTTGTAAAATGTGCGATTTTTTACGTGTTACCGTAAATGCTTTCTGCATAACAATGCAGATCGTTTTTGAAATATGTTTCCATTTGTTCACTATTCCTTAAAAGAACTAACAGGTATTCAAATACTTCTCTGTCATGAGTACCTGATAAATGATCCTCTATGGAATCGAGTTCAAAATCATTTATGGAATCATTTTCACGATTCACAAACTGATCTGCAATTCTATCCCAGAATTTGATTTTTTCGTTTTTGGGCATTTTACAAACACCTCCTTTCTATTTAAGTCAATGAAAAATATGCGAAAAAAGAGGGCGCCATGTTTCAGACGCCATAAAATATGACCCACTTTATTAATATTCCCAAGCCATATAATATCCAAGCTTTTTAAGCTGCTGCTCTTTTGTTCTCCGCATCCAATAGGATACGGTTGTTTGTCCCAGATTCAGTTTTTTCGCAGCTAAACCCTGCGTTCTGAATCTATCTATTACATTGTCATATTCATTTAATATAAGCACAAACGCATTTTTATGGTTTGCCTTATTTGAATACGCTTTTTTAGATTCTTTATGTTCTTTTTTCTCATCAGCAACCGGTTCTTCCTGTTTGCTGACAATATAATCTTTTAATTCAAATCCTCCTTCCTTCAAAATATCCAGAGACATTTCTAAGGACGCAGATCTGTTTTTAAGATCCGCGAATTTGTTTTCCATTTCATTCTTTTCATTTTGTAATTTTTCAATTTCTTTATTTTTCTTTTCAATTTCCTGCTCCAGCATTTTCATTTCCGGAGCCATATCTTCCAGATTTTTCCTCATTTCATTTATAATTTCAATCATTTCCATTTTTAGTTTCCTCCTTTAATATTTTTTTCTGGCTTAACATTTTTGTTTTCCCGTTCGGATTCAATGCGCAAAGCATCATTAATTTTTCTGCACTTTTCCATTGATAAATACACAGTTTCATTAACGTGCTTTTCATTGTACCCGACCATACGTTTGTTATTCATATGTTCAGCCTCCTTTCTAAAAAAGGCCATGAAAAATATGCGAAAAACCTGAGCCGTTGGCCCAGGCTTCCATGAAAAATGATTAATCACCTACATAATTCCATAATCCTTTATAATAACGTTTTGCCGCATCGTATACGATTGGCTCGATCAATCCATCCTTTAAAGCATAATTAAATGCTGTTTCACGGCTCATCTGAACCGGATATGGATTATACTTATCTTCGAATTTATCATAAAGATATGTGAAATTAGTTTTTTCAATCGTTTCCTGAATCAATTTTTCATGTGCATCCATTTTTTCAATTGTTTCCTGGAGCTGTAATATAAGTTTTTTCGCTTCCTCTTTCTTCATGAACAGGATATTTCGGTCATCGCCTTCATAAGTATTATTTGTCCAGTCAATATAAATTTCCGGTAAATAATACCTCGAGTCGAATGACGTATCCATCCAGTTTACTTTGATTGTTCCATGTTTTTCATCAAGCATATTTATATGCACCTCCTTCATTAAGGAACATGAATTATATGCGAAAAAAGTAAGCCCTTGGCATTTCTGTCAAAGGCTTTTGATCGATTATTCTATCGGTTTAAGACTAATACTTATAAAATATCCAGGATAATGCCTTAAGGCACATCCAAAATCGGGTGTTGGCCCATCCATGAATATAACTGGCTGTAAATCCCAATCTTCAAGGCCTATATCTTTCAAATTATCTATGTAAGAATCATCTTTTTCATACAGACGTTCATTAATCTGATAAGTCATCCATGAACCATACATGTATCCAGAAAGGCTTTCCATTTCTTTAATAGGAAACACCTTATAATGCAATGCACGAAATTCATTATTCAGCTTATTAAATAAATCCGTATCTCTTGTCCATTTAACATAGTTATCATATAACTCCATAAAAGATTTTTTTAAACTTTTAATCATCCATGATGGGAACCTAGATTCTGAAAATCCATGAAATTTCCATACAATCTCATATTTTTCTTCCGACAGTTTTTTCATGTCGATCACCTCCTATAAAAGTGCATGTAAAAACTGCGAAAAATAAAGTGCCATGTTTCAGACACTTTATACATTAAGCGAATAATTACATATCGCTTATACTAAAGAAAAACCCAAACAGGTTATCTTTATCTTCATTGTCAAAATTGTCTATGATTGTACGTATTGTATTTTCCGATGCAATAAACTCCCATTGTAATTTTGCATTTTGAAATGGTGAATTCCGGTCTTTTGATGTAGATTTACACTTTTGATTACATTCTATTGCCCATTCTTCACCACTTTCTTCGCATAATACATGTATTGCATTCAATACATTACTTAATTGTTCTTCCGCCATATCAATTACATCTTCTTTGTTTTGACAAAAACATGTAATAGTAAAATAGTAACCTGCTCTAAGCATTTTTCATGCCTCCTTTCTACTTTAAGCATTGTTAAAAATGCGATAAAAAAATAAGCCTGGCATTTCTGCCAAGCTTTATACGTATTATTCTTCTCGTATTTTTTCTATTTCTTTGTAATATTCCTGCATGATTTTATTTCTTTCTTTGTAAAACGATTCGTTCGTGCCGCCTGATCTTAAATACATGCTTCTTAATTGCTGTATTTTAGCCCAGGTCTTAACAGTTATGCTCTTTATTTTTTCATCTTTAGTCATACAGTTCACCTCCTTCAATAAGATCCCTGATAATTATACGAAAAAAAAAGAGAGCCTATGTAAAATAAATAAAGAGCAGTGTTTGGTGTTAATTCACCTTGCCCTACCACTCTTTATCCAGGTCTCAATGGTTCCTGATTGTTTACCTTACGGATATTTCATTTTGAAGGCTCCGTATAGCCTCTCTGTGCGCTAGTCTCATGGTTCCGCACCTCACAGAGGATTCTCTCTCATACAGGGCTGCTCAAATAGTATAACATTAATGATTTTGTTTTTTTCTATCTCTATAAATAAATGTTTTTATTTGATTAGAATCCCTTTTTGTTTAAGTAGTCCTCCTTTCAATAAAGGCATTGTAAAAAATGCGAAAAAAAAGAGGGCCTTGTTTAATGTGCTATATGGTATAATTTTGTACCATTTAGAGAACCTCATTTTTATTTGTTCGGTACCTAAAAATGGAACACAACTCTGCAAATTCGTGTAAATTAAGGCTTTCGGACTCCTTGGTAAGGATGAGGTCGCCAGTTCGAATCTGGCTATCAGCTCCATAACTCTCAAGCACGTTGTTTCAATGGGCCTGGGGGTTTTTTGATGCCTAAATATACCGATAAAATATCACTATAAAGACCTCTTACTTACGATTTTGTCAATTTTCTGTTCCATTTTGATTGTTCATAATAGCCCGAACCCCTTGATAAACATCATCTCTGTACTTAATGTACCTTGTCTCTGTAATGTCACTTTTCGAATGTCCAAGCAGATGAGCAATGACATCTGTCGGTATTCCGGCTTCACGCCACTCTGTAGCACAGGTATCTCTGAAGTCATGAGCTGTATACTCAAGAAGTTCAAACTCTAATTGAATCTTTCTGAAGATATTCCTTGATTCAGTGTAACTCATAGGAGTATTTCCTGATGGATCTTTCGATGAGGGAAGCACAAAACCATCATTGCATTTTGGTTCTAAGTACCTTTTAAGAGGTTCTGGAAGAGGAATTCTGCGTTCGCTGCTCTTTGTTTTTGTGCTTTTGATCTCTGGCTGATTTCTTGTCGGATGGACAACTGCTCTTCTGATATAAATCCACCCTTCCTGAAAATCAATGTCAGTCCACTTGAGACCGAGAACTTCCTCAAGACGCATTGCTGTAAAGCACAAAATAGCAAGCATTCGTCGCATCTTAATGTCTGTTATCCCAATAATCTGGCTACGGATTTCGATCATTTTTTCAGCAGGAATAGCTTTATGATGCTTTGTTTCTCTACCGCCGATAGTCAATCGCTTTGAATCGAACGGATTCCTTTTAATATAGCCATCTTCAACAGCAGAATCTAAAACGGGGCTGAATGTATTCTTGATCTTCAGCAGTGTCTCATGAGAATATCCTCTTTGATCCAGATCGTTGAACCACTCCTGAAGCCCCATAGTTGTTATCTCATTAAGTCTCATTTCGCCAAATACCGGCAAAATATGATTGTTAGTAATACGCTCGCGATTAATCTTCGTCAAAGATTCCTGATTATCCTTATAAAGCTTATTAAAATTCTTCAGATACTGTTCCGTATAAGGGATCGAATTACTTTGTTTATCTTTATTGATCCCTTCAAGAACAATACTCGGTACAACTGTACCTTCCCGAATACATAATTTCAAATATGTTTCCAGTAAATCCTTTATTGAATAACCAGTTACCCAGTGATCCTTTCCGTTAATGGATACTTTTTGTTTTAAGCGCTTAGGCATAATGTCTCCTTTTGCGCAGAGTTGTATTCCATTGACAAGGTTCGCAAGGATACCGATTACCTCATCTGTAGTATACAGTGTTTGCTCCATGATTACAATTGCTCCTTTTAAGACAAAAAGAAAGTCCCGTGTTAATTAACACGAAGACTTCTTATGGTATTACTTCTCCATAATATCTATTTCTTTAGATAATATGTTAGTAATTTCTACCATTTCCTTTTCTGTTATATCAATAATTTCTTTTTCACATCCGCAAACTTTTTTAATTGCGGCTTCCTTAAGTTTTACCCATTTTTTATATGTATCCTTATCTAAAACATACATAAAAATCTTTTTTACGGAATTATCAATTCCCATTTTTTCTTGAAATTTCTTTTTGCAAATATCCAACATACTATAATTTTGTCTTTTGATTTCAACAAGTTCTGTCCTTTCCATTTGTAACTTTTTAATTTGCATATCAATTTGTTTTAATCTTTCAGAATTCATGTTTTACATCTCCTTTTTAATAAAGTTATAGTTCTCCATTATAATCCTTGTTTATTCAACGAAAAAATGAGAGACTTGTATCATAGGATCATAATTTTCTTTTTCGGGTCATCTAAACCCACTTCAATTCAATTATTCCTTTAATATTTCTTCACAAGTCTCTCATTGCGCCTAATAATATATGGCGCTTCCTCCTATAAGGAAAGGAAGACATCAAAATCTACATTTACTTCAATCAACCTTTACAACTTCAATCTAACTCTTTCATAGATATATATTTGTAAAATCAATCTCCATCAAGATATTTTTCTTCCTCTCCTATTATAATCTTAGGTTATTTTGCGATTTCATTTCTGTTTCTTCTTTGGTTCAGATAAACATACATCCACGAATTCCTGAAGATTTTCACCGGTTTTATGCTCTTTTTCATTAAAGTCAGACCATATAAGATTTTTATACTTTTTGCTGTTTCCGAACGATCCATTTTTATGAGATTTCTTGAATTCTTTCTGAATATCTTTTATTGAATCAAATTCGTGTAATCCAGCGCGGTCTTTCCATGCATTTTCAAACCATACTGTTTTATTTCCATTCTTATAATAAACAAATGAATGGGTCATTCCACCCTGCCCTTTATCATCAACTTCCATAAGAAATTTAGCTTTTGGTTTTAATCCCATCTTTCGAAGGCTTTTTAAAGCAGCTAATGTCTGATCATGGCAGGATCCACCATATTTCATAGTTTTTTCAGGAGACTGTAAAGTTGTATATTCTTTATATTTAAGTTTCTTCATTTTTGAAGAAAGACTTTCAGGGCTTTTTGTATGCCCAAGTTGTTCAGGAGTTCTTCTTATACCCCAATGCATTCCTTTAATTCCATAATGCATAAGAAAATCTTCATACATTTCTTAAAATCTCCTTCTATTTTGATTGAAATTTTACTTATGCCCACAGAACTTTCTGATCAATCTTTTCCACCAGGAATTTTCTTTCTTCAATGCATTCCAGGTAGTTGCATCCAGTTCACCGGTAATTGGCAAAGAATGTTTACGCTGAAATGCACACAGTGCTGTAGTCATGCCAATCGTCATTAATCCATTGACTTTAATTTTTGATCCAAGGTTCGAAAGCCAGCGCTGAGCTTTAAGAATATCTTTTTCTGAATTATGAATCATATGTAGAGCTCCTTTCAAAAATACAAAAGAAAAGAGACGTGCAAATCGCCCCCAACAATCTGCACGCCTCTCCCCCTAATAAAAAGATAAACAACTGAAAAGATGAAGCAGGAGGTGCTCATGTATGAAGAGGTACTCTATGGTATTGCCAAGGAAAGGAGGTTGGATAGTTGTCTATCTTTTATCAGCAAAATATAAAGCAGAGCATTGATAAATTCCCCACCAAATGCTTATCTCCCGCTTAAATATTTATGATTCAGCTTAACACAAGGAGAACGTTCCTCCTTTAAAATGTCAATATTGCACGCGAAGATCATAAAATAAATAAGACTACACCGAAAATGCTCTGCTGTTATCCATAATACTTTTCTGCATTTGGATACAATACTTTGATTTTTTTCGCTTCTTCTTCTGTTAAATCCGGTATTATAATCGCGACGGTCTTTTTGACTACTTTCTTTACAGGTTCTGAAATATGAATGTTTCCTGCTGTTTCAAGCAGTTTAACCCAAGTGTCAGAATTAACTATTCCATCAACTTTTAGACTGTTTCTCTTTTGAAAAGCTCTTACAGCATTTCTTGTGCCAAGACCAAAATATCCATCTATACGCAAATGGCTTCCGGCTTTTGTCAAAAGATCCTGTAACTGTATGACTATTTCACCTGTCGAACCTTCCTGCAATTCCGGATATGTAACACTGATTGACGCCATATTAATATTTTCCTTTCCCGTCACCGATGATATCGAGGAATTCAGACATCATATAGCCTGTAAATTTATCATATGTTACCTTTGCCCATTCTTCACCGGGATCTTCAATAACAACAGTTTTTCCAAGCGGAACCCGAATCATTATTCCTGCTTTTTTAGAAGGAGATCTCCTGAGATTAACAGTTGATCCGCTTTTGGCAACAACCACTGCTTTCTTAATTGTGGGAACCGGTTCAGGCGTCGGTGTCGGAATATCTGTTGAAATATCAACAAGTCGCTTAAGTTTTCCATAATAATTCCAGGGATATGTGACATTGACTTTTGTATCAATGGACATCTTTGAAGACATATGTTTGATCTTAAATGGGTTTACAGAAGCGACAACTCCAGCATGATAATAGTCGTTCAGATCGCCATTATAATATTTTCCACCCTGAAAATATCTGCTCGGAAGATCCCAGTTTTTATGCCCTTTGGGAACTGCTTTGAGTACAACATCACCAACCTGAAGTTCAGATTGCGACTTTATGGGTTTCAGATTCTGAATTTCCTGTCTTGCAGCATAATTGGATCCATGAATACCAGGCCATTTAAGACCCATTCGGCGAATCGCGCCAATAATTAATCCGATGCAGTCACAATAACCGTCAGAACCGTCTCCTGGTTCTCTGCGCTTAGGATTGCTGTTAAATATCAGATCAATTTTTGCCATGAACTTACTGACAACTTCTTTATAAGTCATAAAATATGCTCCTTTCGCTCAAACTACTTCCATTTTGATTTTAAAGTACTGCTGGATGGACTCGAACCATCGACATTCGGCTTATAAGGCCGCTCCTCTAACCAACTGAGATACAGCAGCATAATAAAAGCCCGCCATTCATAATAAAATTTCAATGAAAAGCGGGCCGGTTATTTAACTTCTTTCAGATCTCTTCAGCAGAACTGAAATCGCCTTCCGGAAGTTTAAAATTACATTACCATCTACGATTTGGATAAGGCATTACCGGATAACCATTTGTGCTATTATTCATATGGTTATCCATTGCTTCAGAATAACCACGTGAATATCCTTCTGCATAAGAATCATTGGCATTTTCCCTGCTTACAAAACGACCGTTCATCGCACGACCTCTGTATCCAGAATGAGAAACATTTTCGTTCCATTCTGAATCAGTGTAATTTTCAGCCTCTTTCATCGCAGAATAAGTAGCCATGGACTTAAGAGCGTGATAAAGCTTATCCACTCTTTCAAGATCCTGCGTACTCATTTCCTGGTTAGGATTCTGAGTGTACTTTGCCTGAATCATTTCCAGTTCCTTGCACATTTTCTGCTCAAGGATTTCATGACATTTTTTATCCATATATAAGTCCCTCCTTAAGCAAGCCTTGTGACTTCTACATTGAGATTACGCAGATTCAATGCGGAAGCCGGAGTTGTAGCGGGCGTCACGCTGACAGAAGCATTTTCTACAGAAATCGTATAGCAGCATCCTGCAGGAACATCAATAATTGCAAACCCGCTTACATTCCAGTAAGCGTCTACGGCGGTCGGCGTCGCAGCAGCGATACTGGTAGGAACAACTTCACCATCAATAGCCAAAGCAAGCTGAATTTCACCGGTGGTTCCTCCTTCAGGAATTGCAATGTTTCCATCATAAGCAACACGGTAACGCGCAAACCTGGCGCAAGGATTATTTACTATTCCGCGAAGAGTAAGAATACCGCTCCCAGGACGATGCAGAACGTATCCTTTATTGCATCCGATTGCAGTTTCAAGAAGAGCTGGTGCTCCAGGCTGAATAAGCTGAATATCGTTGTAAATAAATTCCGCCATTTTGATTCCTCCATCAATATCGAATGAACGAAATAAGGGTTACTTTCACATGTGACTGTTATATGGCCATCATGCAAAAGTAACCCTAGAATGATTTACTAAGGATTTATGCTCCGCAGCCGCAGCCGCATCCCCATGTCTGCTGACCGCAGCAGTTAGGATTCTGAACAATATAAGCAGGCCTCGGAACAGGAGCAAGATACTGTTCCAGAGCAGCCGTCTGGGCGTCATTGTTCGCAAGAATCTGAGCAGTCTGAGCACCCTGAGAAGCAGCCAGCTGAGCCATCTGAAGCTGCTGACGAAGCATGGCAATCGTTTCGTTCTTAGCATCAATCTTATCCTGACACATAGTGTCAAGGATTTTCTGTGTGGATTCCGCAACAGCCTGACGATTATTGCAAGCTTCCGCAGCAATCGTATATTTCAGATCAGCAAGACCTGCACGATTTTCGCAGCAACAATTGGACATAGCAGTCTGAAGTGCGAAATTCTGATTCATGTCAGCCATCTGACGGGAATTTGCAGCGATTTCAGCCTGAGCAAACCCATTAGAGACACTGGACTGAATGCTATTGATGCCATTGATTACTGCGCTCTGATCAAATCCCCTCTGAACATCAGCGCCAAGGAATCCGCCGCCATTGTTTCCACCGTAGCCGTTTCCAAATCCATTTCCCCAGCCGAGAACAGCCAGCAGAATAATAATCCACCAGGCACCGTTCCCTCCAAACATTCCATCGCCATTTCCATAGCCAACAGGACCAACGGGCATGTACATATTTCCATTGTCAGTCATAATTGTACATCCTCCAATCTGAAAAAATATTCACTTTTACTTCGGATATCCCTGAAATTTCAGTTATGCGCATACAGACATCCTCATAAAAATGTGCAAAATAAAAATGGATAATGCGAATCCAACCAGAACGCATTATCCTGATCCTTCACCTGTCTTTGAAGGTTCCCATAAAGTATTTCTATTTTGATTTAAAAAGTGAGAATATTATTCTATTACATTTTCCCATTGCAAATTGTTTGAGCGGGTGAGGATTTTCACCTCACATGACAGCCTTTACCCAGATCGCGGGTCGCATGAGCTATGGCTCCTTCTTCTCTCGGAGCAACGTTACCTCTCCGATGGTAGCTGTCTCCCGGTAGCGCGTCTACCTATTCCGCCACCGCTCAAATCTTTCCTGAATTCGTCATCCCTGTTTTGTTTATGTATTATTAGGTTTCAATAAATATCCAGCATTCTGAAGCAAAGCATTGATCATAGTAGTTTCAAATGCATCCTCAAGTTCAAGCGAAATATAATGTTCTTCATCATTATACATAAGTACATTTCCAGGAAGAACAAATCCAGTATTGGATGGATTTGAAGCATAACTTGCATCACTGATTATACGCCATGATAAACTATTTGACCCAATCTGTGTATAAGCTTTTGATAAAATGTAACGCGCTTTGGGTCCATCTTCTGTTGCAGTTCCATCATCATCCACACGCCACACGTTAAATGTTCCCGAAGGCGGAGAGTACGACTGAACAGAAATGGATGCACTGTTCTGGACTTCTCTTCCACGACTATCAATTGCTGTAACATAAATATTAGTCGCGCCATTATTGGCTAATAATCCACTTGTCCAGTCAAGAGAACTTCCGCTAATGTAAATATCATTCTCGGGATATCCTTCTATATAAACCTTATATCCAACAATTGCGCTTCCGTTCGATCCGCTTCCGGTTGCCTGTACACGAACACCGCAATGATTCTGGACATAATAATTGCCGATATTTGCGTATGTTGTGCCATCAATCGTCCTCGCAACAGATGTTGTAATAGAACTAAGAGTCGGTTTTATAGTCTGTGGAACAACAAATATCAATCCGGTAATGCTTCGGCTCCCAATCAATTCGTCGTTGTCATACGACCATAATGTTAATACCCCATTGTCGAGCATTTCCGAATCAGTTACCAAATTACTCCAAGTGGACGGAATATCTATTGTGTAATCAGTTACATTATCGTTAATCGTTAAAATATCAGTCTCAAATGATCCAAAGCTTAATTGACACTTATGAGAATAAATACTTGTAAACTTATTAATATGAAATGAAAATTCATTTCCCCCAACCAAATACCTTTGCGTCGAAACAGGCTCCGATATGTAGGATCCTGAACTTTCGAAGTTTGCAGTTATCGTAATGTTACTTGCCGGCATTACAAAACTATTATTCGAAATTGTTACGCCTGATACATTCGTACTCCAACTTACAAATCGAAATCCTGTATCTGGAGTCGCTGTCAACGTTATCGTATCACCATAATTAGCAGTTGATTTACTTAAGGTAACAGTTCCGGCTCCAGCTGGATTTGATATTCCTGTAACGCTATATGATATTTTTATAAAATTTGCCGTAATCGAAACATTAGAAGCAGGCATTGTAAACGAGTTATTACTTATACTCAAACTTGCCGGGCTTTTTGTATAACTCGAGAAGGAATATCCGGTGTTTGCCCTCGGAGTAAGAGTGACACTCGTTCCCATTGTTGCGCTTGATTTATTCGCAGATAAACTGCCACCTGTGCCAGCACTTGTTGTGATAGTGTACGTTCTTAGTGAAAAGTTTGCCTTAACTGTTACATTTTTTTCAGGCATCGTAAACTTATGTGTTGAATCTGTAAATGACACATTAGTTTTTGTATAGCTGGAGAACTGATATCCGGTATTTGGAGTCGCAGTTAAGGTTATGATTGTTCCTGGAGTAGCTGAATAGGAACTTGCACTCAAGGAACCATGACCATCATTCTGTACAGTAACTGAATAGGAGGGAGTTGTTGTTGCTATTGACACGCTGACGTTGCCTTTTGGCTCTATTTGTGAAGCATCAGGGCCAGAACCAACACCACGTAGCTTAACATATATCGCTTTGCCTTTAAGACCTGTCAGATTACTTACAGACTTACTGACTGTTTTGTTTTCATCATTAGGTCCATAACTTGACGCGCCATTTATCTGAAAACGACCGATATTTGTTGCATTGTTTCCTGCAGAATCACAAATATCAACGTCGTAATAACAAGCCAGAGCCTGTCTGTTTCGCCATGTGCCACTGATAGTAACTGTACCATTAGGGTATTCGTGCGTTCCCATCGTAATATGAGCACTTCGCGGGGAACCCATAGTCTCTCCGCTTGCTATATAGCCAGAAGCCATTCTGCCACCTCCTTCCATTTTGATTTATTTCGTAAAATCAGTTATGACAAATATGATTGTATTTTTGTGTTATTTTCATTTCGCAAATTACGCCAACGGCATGAAAGAGAATCCAGCCGTGCCGTTTGTAAGTATTGCCTGTGTGATCTGACATCCCTTTTTGACAGGGAAAATGCCGGAAATGCCGTCCCCGGCTTTGGCGTTCAACGCTAACTGGATTGTACGAGAATTCTGCACATAGGTCAATCTTACATATGCTCCGCTCGTGGACGAAGGGTTCAACCAAATATAGAGGAATCCGTCAACTGTCGGCGTAAACGGCATAGATGCCGCAACCCAATCACCGAAATTCCCTATCTTTGTAATAGCTTCAGTGTTAGCAGCGGTTGCTTCAAGATTTTGGTTAAATACATTAGGAGAAATTATAGATCTTTTCAATATAAATCAGCCTCCTTTCAGTTGGTATTATCTAAAGTGTTTTGTGTTATTTTCCTTTTGCAAAATATATCAAACATACGCAACCTTAATTGTTGATGCTGCTGTTGAATCGCTTCCTGCGGATGTAACGTTATGGATATTTACGCTTGTATTCGTAACGAATACCGAACAGTTATTCTGATTATCGAAACTGGAACGGAAGTAATTTTCGTTGGCTGTGGCAAGTGAATATTTTGTAATTGTGAAAGAATAAACATAATACTGCGATCTGTAAACTGTTAGATATGCAACTTCCCAATTGGACGGCAATTGTATAACATTTGTGCCTGTTGCAGTACCTCCGTTCTTCAAAGTCAGTTTCGCAATAGCATCAGTATTCGAAGCAACTTGTGCATCGAGGACTGTGAGTGCCTCCTCGACATTCGCAGCACTTTCGACTGCATCAGACTGCACTGTATCTGCACGGATAGAACTCCCCAAATCCGCCTGTGCATTGATGATACGAATAACAACCGCAATGTTATCTGTAGGTTGAATATCAGTGTAAAACTGAATAGCATGACTCTGTTTCTCATATTCTATAACAGGGGCGGTTGAATCGACGGTTGATTCTATGAAATCAACATCTACACTACTTCCGGTGGCAACACGTGCATCTGTCCACAGGAAAACATATCCGTCGAGATATGAGGACCAATCCGCGGGATGAATAGTAAGCGTTATTTCCTGAACAACATTACTTATGTTGTCGATATAACTAATCATTTCATAATATCCTCCTTTTTAAAACGTTGGTAATAGCCTATATATGAAAGCTAATTCCGTGTCTTCTGCATGTACAACGTCAGCGATGTTGCCCCGCTAAGAACCCCGCTTATTGTAAGGGAACCGGACCCGGTAGATACAGACAACCGGGAACCAATAACAGACCAATCTCCAACATCAGCATGGGCCGCATACATATCGCTCTCAATAGCCGCATTTGAAATAGTAATCGGAAGACTTGATATCGTTCCGCAATTCACTATTAGTGTTTCTGCCTTCGAAATACTGGCTGTAAGAGACGCGATGGCTGATTGCAAATCAGTTGCATTGGCTTTACCTGTATTCAAGGCCGTTAACGCGCCTTCTACATTTGTCTGTCCACTCACAGCAGATGAAGCAATGTTGCTGGCTACAGCTTCAATAAGGCTGTTATCCAGTTTGTTTTTATCAGTAGAAGACATGAGACCGTTTGAAGAACTTGTCGCAACATTATACGTAGTATCCTGTGAAGGAATGCCGAGTCCGGTTATATCAGATTTAACGACGGAAGTAACAGATGCCACATGTCCTTCAGAAGTTGTCGAAATCTTATAAAGTCCGGAAGCTTTTGCAGTACTTAGTTTTCCGGAATCAGAAGCGTGATCATATGCTTTTTTGCCTCTATCACCTCGATAAGCTGTACTGCTTGTTTCACCAAGGGCAAGATCACTCCCTATTGCCACATATGAAGTTCCGCTCCATCGATACGTAATGTTTGTATTAGCTGCAATATATATTTTCCCATTTTCTCCAGTCGATGGGAAATTGGAAAATTTTGAATATTCAAGGACATCATCAACATAACTCGGAAGCTGAGAACTTGGAACCTTTCCTGCAGAGTCAAGTTCCGCAAGGCCGTTGGCAGTACCTTTTAAAGAAGAAGCAAGTTTTGCTCCGATGGCAGAACTGATTGTTGTGCTATCAACAGAAGACATGGCAATATCATTCGCATAATGTGTCGTTTCAGCCGCATTTGTCCACAACCGTATTGCTCCGTTTTTGAATTCATACACAGGATGGTTGATGTCCAGTGTAATGTTGTAGGTGTTATATGCCACGCCAAGGTAAATGTAAACTTTCCCGTCCACGGTGCCTGGCAGTGCCTGCACAAGGCAATTGTTTCCGTCCAGTTTCACCAGTCCGTCAGATTGCGGGACGCACCGGATATATACAGGCACAAAAGCCGTAAGCGTTGTCCCCGCATTAAATCCATACCTTGTGTCAACACCAGTGAATTTATCCCAAATATAAGATGCATTTGGACTTGCACCAGCATTAACACCGGTTGTGGTGCTGTAGTAATAAATCGGTGCAAACGCATCAAAGGATGTGGTAGTCAGCGTTTTGCTTGTTCCGGTACTGTTCGATGCCTGAGTGCATGGCAATAGTTTCCCGTCTATTTTCGTAAAAATGATCTTGTACCGCGTCAGTGCTTCAGCCATTACGCCAACTGCAGCATTCTGCCGTACATTGTACGCTATCGTGTCACTGTTAGAGTCGAATCCGTAGAACATATCCCAGCATCCGCCATCAACCCGTGAAGAGTTGTAGACAAACAGCATGGTATAATTGACATTGAACAGTGTTGTGACCCGGCTTTCTGCCGCCAGCGTCTGATAGACAGGCTTCGCCCCCAACCCGTTGATGTTAAGGGTAAACCCGGAAGCGCTGGTTACAACGCCATTTTTCAAATATATACACACGCCATCCCGGAGCGCATAGACTCCGGGAATGGTCGCGGTGAATGCTGTTGCGGTGGATGTTGCGTCTACCTGTCCAAACGGAAATGCACGGTCTACCTCATAGGTGCTTCCACTGACAGTGGTAATCGTGTCAATAGTTCCGCTGATTGTTACTGGCATCCGTCATCACCTCTTTTCAAGGTTACTATAGTCAAGTCAATCCGGAGTAACCGTGATCGTAGCCGCAGTTCCCGTAAATGTTGCTCCGGTCGGAACATTTGTATCCACCTTGAGCCGTACACCGGTACCGCCGAAGGAAGCCGTGGTCGGAACATCCTGACTGGTTTCCAACCGTACTGCCGTGCCGATGAACGAAGCGCTGGTCGGAATATTGTTGTCCGTAACAAGACGCACTCCTGTACCGCCAAAGGAAGCCGTGGTCGGCACATCCTGGCTTGTCTCCAGCCGAACCGCAGTTCCACTGAAGTTTGCGCTGGTCGGAACCGCTGTATCTGTTACCAAACGAGCGCCGGTTCCGCTGAATGCCAGTTTCTTCTGTGTGCCTGTAAATGCGAGTTTCTTCTCCGTTCCGGTAAATGCAGGAGCAGTCGCCTGATACGCTGCGTCACCCGTTTTAACCGTCACCGCAGTACCGGCAGTAGGAAGCGTTCCCTTGCTGAAACCAAATGTCAGATTACCGTTGCTCACAGTCATTGTCAGATTCGGCAAAGTGCCAGCGCTTCCAAAGGGAGTTACACTCGCTGTACTTCCTGCGGTCTTCACACTGATGGTCGGAGCCGTGACACTGCCTTCCGGTGTGTAGCTTGTCCCACTTCCAGTAGATGCATTCACCGCGATACTGCCTTCCGGAGTATAAGCAGTTCCGCTTCCACTGGATGCGTTTACCGCAATTGTTCCAGCAGGCGTATAGGTTGCATTTCCACTTGATGCTGAACTGACGGTACTTCCTTCTGATGCAACAAGATTTACAGATCCTTCTGGCGTATAAGTTGTAGTTCCGCTGGTAGCCTTGCTGACCGCGAGTTTCGTTTTTGTGCCAAGTGTCACATTACCAGCAGGAGTGTAAGTCGCATTCCCACTTGCCGCAGGACTGACCGTGCTTGCAGAGCCATCCGTCAGGGAGACAGATCCTTCTGGTGTGTAGGTAGTTGTTCCTGTGTTTGCCTTGCTGACCGCGAGTTTTGCTTTTGTGCCAAGTGTAACATTACCAGCAGGCGTATAAGTTGTGGTCCCGCTTCCGGCAGGGCTTACAGTTGCAACGCTGCCTGTAAGGGAAATACTTCCTGCAGGCGTATACGAAGCGGAAGCCGTGTCCGCTTTCGCCATTTCACCCAAGCCGGACATATCACCAAATTCATGCCAATTAGTACCATCAAAAACAAATTCTTTCGCTTCGTAGAACACAGCATCATTCGCAACAGCCGTGTAACTTGCCCCGGCAATCGTGATTGGGTTTGTAGTTGCATTGTCTGTAAGTACTGTAGTTGTCGTTCCCCGAATAATGATTGCTCCGCCACTCTGCGCACGGGCGACTTTATCTTCGATATCATAGACAGTGCCATTTGTAGTTGTAATTTGCCAAATGGTAGGATTTGCCATATCTAATCATCCTCTCCTTAATTTCTATTTAAAATGAGATTGCCATCGTTCACAGAATAATTTAATTTATTATCCCATCGCATACGGTCTTCTGTGCTTACATGTATGCTCCAATCGCTTGTGTGTTGCCGCAATTCCTGCAAGATTACGTATCGTTCTTCTGCTCCGACAAACGGAAGGTCTATTAAATAGGCACTGCCATCTCCTATTTTGATTCCAGGAACATTAATCATATTTCCATACCCGTCATCAATCTGTCCATGGTCGGTATAAATAATGATCTCGCCACGCAGTGGAATAAATGTTCTGGCGGCATTCCAATGTTCCGTAGTATCTGACTTATTACTGATCCGTGCATTGACTGTATCCATCAGAATCCCACCCCCTCTGCATGAGGAACACCGGGCGGTATAACAGGTTCCGGATATCCTGTGGAATCTCCGCAGTTGATCAGAATTCCGTCCGGGAAAAGGTCTCGCAGAAACTTGTTTCCTTCCAGTGTTATGCTGTTAATCTGCGGTTTATTATCAAGTCTGTTGTAATCTTTAGTTTCTACAAACGGTGTTCCCTGTTCAAATGAAACGGGATCATTATCTTCAATTTCGAATTCAATTCCACATGGGCAATTATTCATAATGAATCACACCTTCCAGAAGTACATTATTTACATTTATTTTCTGTACTTTTGTTGTTGATGCGGATCCGGATTCATTAATCCATCGAATTTGCACATCATGAGCAGAAGCATTTAAGCTTAGTGTTTGCTCTTGTGTTAATGTAATGGTTGAAATGCTGTCTTCTCCATCTATATAAAAAGTAAAATCCCTGGGACTTTCTAATGTAAGCTGTTCTTTAGTACGAGGATTTTCAAATGTAAGGAAAGCATGAACACCTGTTAAGTCAACTCCTTTTACTCTTATTGGGATTGTAGGTGTTGTTCCTCTGTACATTGTCATTTCACCTATCTTTCTTCGCGGTAAAATTTATAAACTAACTGTATTTAATTTGATACCTGCGCCAGATAAATGACCAGTGTTGTTGATCCATTTATTGTGCCGTCTATTGTAACGGAGCCATTCGCCGTTGTCACAGACCATGGACTTTTTTGCGCAGATTTTGTTCCGATAACATAGCTGACACATATCATATTTGATGTTATATCAGCATTGCTTACTGTTTTTGGAAGAGCTGAAACCGTTCCGCAATCAATGCATAAAAGTTGAGCATTTGCGCTTTCTGTATTAATTATGTAACTGTCAGAGCCTTTAACAAACGTAAACTTTTTTGGTTGATAAGTGGCCACCGGCAAATCACCTCCTTAATAAAATGAATCCTTTTTAAAAAGAAAAAACGGAACCGGTGGAAAGGAGTAAAAACACCGGTCCCGTGGCGCTCGTGTACCCATAACTGTCGGGCGCCTTACAATGCTGATGGGCGCAGCGTTAGTTATGGTCTTGGATATTGATTCATAATTTGCTGAAGCTGCTGTTCGCTGATTCCTCTGCTCTGCATAATATAATTACGAACCTGAATCGGATCGTTTGCAATTCCATCCGGAACATCCGGGAATTGCTGTTTAACAAATGCTGCCGGATTTGTCAGTGCCTGCATAATATACGCAGCCTTCTGAATCGGATTCTGAAATACAGGACCAAATGACTGCTGGCCCTGCATCGGAATCATATTACCGGTGATTCGTTCATACCATGGATTCATCGGCCTTCACCTCCGGAAGGTCTCCTTCCATTTTGATTGTTTTGAATGTTTGACGCTACTCCGGGATTCTGAGAAGTCATTGCGCTTTGCTGGGGAGTCCTCTGAATAGTATTTGAACTGCGATTCTGACTGAGCATGGTCATTATTTCATTACGAAGCTCATTAAAATCATCTTTTGTTACAAACTTTTCATTTCCGGACTCACTGGTCCCCGTTGTTACAACAGACTGACTCTGAGGCAGATTTTCCTGCTCGTCATCAAATACGACGCGTCCCTTACGCAAAGGGTTCATTCTTCCATAAGCATCTGTTGACTTAAAATATACGTGGTATCCATCCAAATCCCAAAGTGGAATAACAGTATTCGGAGGAAGCGGTACATTTCCAGGAACCTGCCATGCTCTGGCTGCAATTTCGCCGTCAACACTGTACATATACTGTGGCCCTTGCGGAGTGCCATACAGGTTTCCGGAATAGTTCATTGACTGCGGATAAGGTGAAACATACATATTTCCCATAGAATTTGCGTTATAAAGATATGGATTATAATAATTGGGCATAGCTAAAAATGTCTCCTTTCTTTACCTGTTTATTCTCCAGAAAAAGCTCGGAATTTCATTTCCGGAATCCCACGTATCATAATAATTTCCATCAATTACAGCTACAGCATGTGTTCCGGTTCCGATAATATATGTACCTGTCGGATACATTTTTGTAAATTCATTGATTGTTACGCAGGAAGGACAACTTTGAGGAATCAGAAATGGGGTAAATCCCAATATATACAGATAATGGCCCCATACATTGTCATCGGATGTAATACTGTAATCTTTTCTGGCAACAGAATATAATTCGTCAGATACCTCAAGCCACGGTTTATTAAGAGCAATACATATGGCTCGAATCACACAATCCGGAACATGTTTTCCTTCTGGATTTGGATTAGCGTAATACCACATCAAATGCCGGCATCACTTTCACTGAGAAAGCTGCCTTCCTCCTGACATTTATGATAGATTTTCATAATAAAATCAAAATCTTCTTTATAAACGTCATTTACAAGACCGTACTTCTGAACGAACATCTCATATTGAGTATTTTCATCAATGATATTGTCAAAGTCTTTCTTTGTATGTTTCCTTTTATTCATACATGAATTCGCAAAATCCAGAACATGCGCTTTAATCTGTCTCACCGTCTGCATATCATTGGACTTTTCCATTTCATCAAGACGATTTTTCAGCATTTCACAATTATTAGTGGTCCCCTGCTTCATATCGTTGATGCTCATGTTTGTTCTCGTTTCAAATGAATCCAGATCCTGCTTTAACTCATTTATCTGAGCGGCATTTTCACTTTTTATTTCTTCAAACTTCACATTTGTTTCAGTCTTTAAATCAAGAACATCTTTTCGGACATCCTTCGTAAAATGCTTGCCAATCCATCCGATAATAAACCCTATCGGATTAATTTCTATCTTTGTAATTTTAAATATTCCGGATAGTAAAAATAGAGCTATAATTGCAGAAAGGCCGAGATGGTTTATAATCCACTGACCTACTGTTTTTTCTATTTCTGACATTTGAAATCATTCACCTTTCATCCACCGTCTGACACGGCAGTTCTCACAGTCGTATGGACAGAAGAACGGCTTTGTCAGATCAGTTCATTCGTTATTTTTCTCTGTGCTGATTTCACTTACGTCATCCGGCTCATCATGCCATGGTTCCTCATACTGAAGTGCTCGCTGACTATCGTACAATCCTTCTGTAGTAGGATCTGCTACGATACCGAACATTCCAAGGAATGTGAGAACCTGACCGACAATATTCATAATAAGGTTTTCAGTTACAACAGGATAAATGTCAAAAGCTTTTAAGATATTAAAAACAAAGCCAACAATCAGGCTGATAAAACTGCTGAGCCAAACCTTGTTTTTGAACCGAACCTTCCAGTTAATTTTCTTTTTCATTTTGATTTCCTCCCCAATTATCCAAATGTTATTGTTAATTCATTAGTAGTGGAATTATAATTAAATACAGTTCCACCCTGACCGGGTTCACCTTGAGGGCCGCGCATTGAAAAAGGTGTTGTATAACTTGTTCCATTATCAAGATTATATGTCATTGTGTAATCACTGTTTACAGCAACTGATGTAATACCGGGACCAGTTGCTCCGGTTGGACCGGTCGCACCCCTTTCTCCACGAATTGGAACATCTGTTGTGTAGGAAGTGCCGTTAGTCATTGTAATTGTAAGTGTATAATCCTGATTTCTCGTAATACTTGAAATTCCATTACCGGTTTCTCCCTGAATACCCTGGGGACCTGTGGAACCTGTAGCACCCGTTTTTCCCCGTATGGAAGTCGGTGTTGTATAACTCGTTCCATCTGTATAATTGACCGTTAATGTATAATTCTGATTAAGAACAATACTGCTTATACCATTTCCGGCATTACCCTGTATTCCCTGAGGACCTTGAATACCCTGAGCACCTGAAAGATCTGTAACAAAGAACCACCCGGTTGACGTCTTCATATACAGTTTAGCATTATCCGGATCCTGTGTTGTAGAAGTAATCATTACAAAATCATATACTTTTACATCTGTTCCGGAATAAGATTCCATTTCAGAGACAGAACTGAATGTCTTCCGAATAATAAATGGATTACCTGGGGCCATACCAAATGTAATATGTTTATGCCCATTAACGTTAGTTATTGTGACAGTTGGCGTGCTATATGGTTCAAGTTGTATTGCTTCAACAGACATATTCTGTAATGCAGTTTGTCTTGCTAAATCATTTGCAGTACGAGTGTCCTCTGCACTGTTTCTTGCTGTTTCAGCGGAAGCCCTCGCAGTTTCAGCAGAAACTCTTGCTGCTTCATTTGCAATGCGTTGCTGCTCTGCTGTATTGCGAAGCGTTTCCGCAGAAACTCTTGACGTTTCAGCAGTTACACGGGCTGCCTCTGCTGCAACTCTCGCAGTTTCAGCGCTTTCCCTTGTTGTCTCAGCAGAAACGCGAAGCTCTTCGGCATCTTCTATAGCTTCTTCCTTTGCATCGATTTCTTCCAGTTTTGCAATAACGTCCTGCACATCAGGAATTTTATGATCCGGATCAATAATTGAATCAGTCTCTGTAATCTGAACAAAGCAGCTTGCCGTTGCGATGACAATCTTGGTATCATTCTCAATCATTCGGACTGCAATAGACAGTACACCGGAAACATAATAAGCTGCTGCGGGTACATTAACTCTTGCTTCTCCGTTTTCAGTTACATCACCAAACACTTCAAGTGTGTAACCATCTGCTCGTATAAAATATCCGACAATTGTTGTACCTGGTTGAATTTCCACTTTTGTACGGTCCCGATGAAGTTCAACAATAATCTGGTTCGCAAGATTATCTCCGGTCATCATAATACCGTCAATCATTTTGGTCATCTGGAGTACACCGTTCAGATTCGTTCTGATTCTTGTTATGAATGGTTGCATATTATGAATCACCAGCCTTTGAACTTATTAGGTCATACTTCTTCTGTCTTTTCATCTTCTATGGGAATAATTTCATGCTCTCCGCCTTCCGGCCAGGTAAGACGAACTTCGATCTGATATTTCCCCATACTGTCTTCACTCTTCTGAATCGCCATTAATTCAGTAAATCCTTTGTAAAGTGTTCTCTGATTCAGAAATTTGCACTGAATCGTTTTTAAATTCTCCGGATCTGAAAAAAGTTCAAAAACATATACAAGTTTCTGATCAGGAATCCAGCACCATAGATATCTGTCAGAATAGCCACAGCTGGCATTTTCCAGAACAATATCATTTCTCAGAAGAATAAAATTTTTGGATTCGGTTTCCATTATTCATCACTGCCTTTTGAAATTTCTTCTTCCATTTTGATTTCAATATTATCCGGATGCTTCTGTTCTGCCTGCATCGACTGAAAAACCTCATTAAGTGCAAGCGTAGCGTTATAAACAGGAATCGCAATGCTCTCTGTCAATGCGGCAGGAACACGCACATTGTTAAGTGTCCGAATTGCTGCTTCAATTTTTTCAAGATTTGTCATGCTTTTACTCCTTTTTTATTGAAATGTTATTATGCAGATGCGCAGCGGTACCATTTGGATTTCAGTATATTCCCACTGCCGTCTTTTGCATCTACACGGAACCATATGTATGTGTTCTTGTTATTCTTTATTTCGTTTGGAAGTTTAGTAAGCACTGTAGGATTATCAACGCCTGTCGGCTGATAAGTTGATACATAAATATAGTTATTAGGTATATCAATTGAATCAACTGAAGGACTGGAGGGTACATTTACTGTTACAGATGAAAAGCCAATCTTCCCGGTGGATGGTGTATAAGTACCATTGGAAGTAACTGATTTTGTTTCAAGAAGCCCGCCAATTGCACCGGTACGGGTTACTGTGTAAATTGTCGTTGGAGCAGTTGAACCGCCATTTAACGCATTTACCTGAAGCGGTATATCGATTGCGTTTGCTGTACTGGATTTTGTTATTCCTGTTCCGCTGTTCAGAATAACTTCCAATGTTGTCCGACTCGATGAATAAGCAGCGCCAAATAGTACATCATAAGAATTTCCCTGCGGTGAAGCATTTACAGTAACCTTATTACCGCCACTACTATACGCACCGCTCAGAGTAGTGGCACGGCTAAAAGTTCCTACTGTAGCCTCAGTTCCCGCATAGTTTGTTTTCTTCAACGTATATGTGTTTCCACTTTGTGTTAAGGAAATCCCGTATATTCCATCCTTGATATCCCTGTATGTGACAGATCCTCCGCCACCAGAAATATTAAAGTAGTAATGATTCCCATAATAACTGTCAAGCCGGCACTCTGCGTCTGAAACTTTTGCGGAAATTCCATTCACCTGTATATTGTCAACATCGCCAATCTTGCCTTTAAGCCATGTAGCTGTTAATGATGAAGCCTTGACATAATCAGCTTTGATATTGGCAATATCCGCGTCATAAGCAGTAATCTTTGCGGCAACCAGACCTTCAAGCGTATCCAGATCCTGACCTGTTGTATCCATCCATGCCTGAACACTCGAATCAGATCCGACAACAACCTGATCGGCTTTAATTGAAACTCTTGTTCCGAGAATTTTCTTATTGCCTATACCAGTGCCATCATTTATCTTATCGACCATAACACCGGCAGTCAGATTATCCTGATCATACAGGCCGAATTCCTGATTATTCTTTTTTATTTTGATTCCGCCGCCGCTGAGGATCTTTAATGTGCTGGTACCCTGCTGGTCAGTAGTAACTTCAAACTGCCCGCTTACACCTACAACCTGGGATCGTTGCGTCCACAGAGCAGATCCGGTGATTGTCTGAAGTGCACTGTTATGTGAATCCACAGTACTTTCAACGGTTCCGACCCGCTGAAGTATTCCATTCTTATCAATTACAAGCTGAGCGAAATTATCATTTGTGGTAATATCCACTTTACTTCCATGAATCTTTGTGACATATTCATCATCGTTCAGTTTGCTGACAATCATACCGCCCTTTAAGGTATTATCGTCAAACAAACCAAATTCACCCATGACAATTGCGCCGGTTTCAGGATCCCGCTCATAAGTTCCGTCAGGTTTTATTCGTCCATGACGAACACGGAAACCTCCACCGCTGTTGATTTTCACATACTTAATGCCTGTCACCGGATCTGTTTCATATTCGAAATCGCCGCAGATCTGATCCATGTGATTCAGGGAAGTCGCGGTAAGATACTGCGTACGTTTATTACCGAGATATGTAAGCTCACCGGCGACCCTGGAAACAACAAGTTCTCCGTCCATAAAATTCTCAATGGACAATGTCATTTCACCGGGGTTCGCAAATTCCATTTCGCCGTCTTCATTCTCAGTAACAATCCAGCCAACGCGTTTATCAGACTTTATTGTTGTAATACTAAGATCACGGATATTTGTCTCAACAAGTTTACCCTCACTGTTCATGTACCAGTAATGATAGTTGCCATCAGCATCCAGTATCGTCCGGATTCGTTCGACTTCACTGTCCGGAGCAAGGAATTCCGTTACATGGGTATTCGGATCATAATACATTGCTTTGACATACTCATCCACGCCGGTTTCTTCATCCTGGGTAAGCTGATATACCGTTATATTCCCATCTTCATCTTCAACAACTGTCGGCATTCTTACACCAAGCATGGTTCTCAGGTCATACTGATATTCATGCATAACCCATTCAACAACTTTATACTTAGCGATAGTTTCAACATTAAAGTGCTGATAAGAAGCTTTTGCTTCAACATGCCAACGTATGTCTTCCCATTCATAACCTTTTTGTACAGCATAAGGTTTTTTGGGATTTAGTACTGGAACACCGTCGTCATCATACGTGAAACGATCGTACCAGGCTTTCACAAGCCAGTCATTTTCACTAACAAAAGAATCGGGATGATATAACTGAAATCCTGTATAATCTCCAGGATTATCATCCATATCACCATATTCATCTTTATAAGGTTTAGGACCATGATAATATGTAGCGTGCCTTTTCAGCCAGTCTGCCACAAGATTGATCCAGGAAGCTCCCTTAGGTTCACTCCATCCGCTGTCAGCTGATCTTTTTACTGGATTTGTATTATTGGCATTGGCGTTTTTCTTTGTTCCGTACGTTTTGGTAAGAATATTTGCTGGGATGCCGAAAGTATAAGTGTTGTTTTCAGGATGGTATAAATCAAAACTTACACTTAAACAGGTGAGCTTGATTGTCTTTTTTGTAAAGTTTCCGTTTTCATCGCCGACAGGATAAATAATATTAACCTGATCACCGACCATGATTTTGGATGTATTCTGGCCTATCTGATGCATGTCAACGGCTTTTATGGTGAATTTAGCAACTTCGCCCTGATAATTGTTCCTTATCCATTCACAAACTTCATTGAACAGCTTCTCTTTGGTATTGGAATCATTGAACTGAACAGTTTTTTCAATAATACCATAATTTGTAACAGCGTCTCTGTAATATTCCAGTTTATGGTATCCCTCATTCAGCTGTGCAGCTGTAAACACACTTAAAATATTCGGAACAGCAATCCCTTTTCCGCTTCCATGTATATCGGTACGATATCCATCAATATATAGAGATGCGTCTTCTTTTCCGCTATTGGATACGCCGTCTTCTTTTTTATTGGATACAATTTTCCGACCGATTGGGATAACAACGGTAAAAATATTGTTCAGTTCTGTTGCATTACTGATATCCAGAACATTTTTCCCGACTTCTATCGTCTGGGAAATCACATTCGCATTGAAATAATGGTTCATCCAGTCGATGTACATTCCGCTGTTTCCGTGGGCATTCGGACGAACACGCAAAAAACCGCCGTAGTGGCTTCTCAGATCCTCCAAAGCGCTTTTTGTATCTGTCCAGCTGTCTGAACCGTATTTTCTTTTATCTTCCCGGATTCTCTGCGCTGCGGACACAGCATTTGAATAATTCCCAGGGACTTCTCCAATATAAAATGTTTTATTGGGATCATTTACTCGTGAATTATGATTGTTCAAAAGCGCCTGCATATATTCACGGATAGTAATCTCAGGTCTTTTAATTTCATCCACAGGCTCAACCTGGCTGTCCAGTAAAAATGACAATGGACCTTCACATCTTACTTTTCTGGTCCCCCTGAAACCGCCATTGTCAACAACGATAACACGGCCATAAAAAATAGTATCATTATCGTATGTGACATGAATATATGTTTTCATCTGCAGAAATGCGTCATAGAATTCTGTTCCGCTTTCAATGCTGAAGTCGAATCCTTCAGAATTTCCCATTTCATTTTTAACAATCGGAGAAATCAGTTTTAGATTGCTTTGCGAAGTAGCCGGAATAGTCTGAAGAAGAACAGTGTCTGTAATAAGCGTTCCGTTTCTGTTGAAATTTTTAATATAAATATTAAACATTACAGACCTGCCTCCTTACCGTTGGAAAGATACTTATACGGTTTTACACGATACTCAATAACAACATGCGAATAATTAGGATCGGCACGCCATTCCTTGAGCATAAATCTTCCTTCGTAGTAGTACTTTGGATCGTCTTCCAGATATAGTTTCATTTTTGATCCGTTTAAAAAAGATGCAATTTCATCCCTTCTTGAAGCCCAGTCGCCATAGTCATTCACCACATAAAAATCAAATGTTCCCTGACGGTCAGAATATGTAGGCCTTCCGACCAGATAATCAGTAAGGTCCATAGATCCGTCAGACCCTGGAATGTCCACAAAATTATACTGTGGCGTTGGCATAGGAAGAACTGGCCTCTGAGCAGGGATGAGGTGCCAGTTGTCCCACGTGTTAATTTTTATATTGCCTGACTGAAAAATTAAAGAATGATACATCCGGCACCTCTTCCCTTTCAGATATTATCTTTCGAATCTTGTCGTCATTTCATAATTCTGATAATTATCAATATCAGGACCGATAATATCGACAAATTCTTTTCCGTTGATTACAAATCGCATACTGCTGAGATCATTTTTAAATCCATACACACCTGTTTTAATTTCATCAAGCACTAAACTGTAATCCTTTGGCTCAGGAATCGTTATTCCGCTTGCAAGATCAAGAGAAGTGTTTACATTTTGATTTGCAACGATCTCTCCATCTTTTCCGAACATGTATGAAACATCCGAACCCAGCATCTGATGAATCAGATTTGCTTTTGTTAGAAAATCGTCATTAATCTCGATAACCGGTGTAATGATAGGCTTTAATGGCTCTGATGAATCATCCGTTAAGGCAACATTTACAAGTTCTTTAAAATGCTCTATAAATCCGGGCCAGTCAAACAACTGCATGTCATTCATTGTAAATCCGGCATTTGATTCTGAAAAAGTCATCAGAATATTGCCAAGCCCGGTTAAGAAATTCATTAAATTTTGCGCCTTCGTCAGATCTTCATCTTTCATAGTTCCGATTTTGTTAATCGTTTCTGAAATTTCCGGCCAGTAATCATTGATAATATTGAATGCCGCGCTTAAACTGTATACTTTTTTTGCTATAAAACTGTCATTTGGATTATAATACTCCCATTGAGCACCGGCTCTGTCTGCAGTTTCCGCCTTTTCCATATGCTCATAGAAAGCGGCTAAAGATTCAAAGAACGATCCGTAAGCATCCAGAAGTTTGTATAACTTTGACCCGTCAATGTCTCCGACTTCACTGAACTTGTTTGATACGCTTTCCATTACCTGAGCAAGTATATGGAACGGCGTTACGGGTTCTCCTGTTATTTTTCCGTTTTCATATACCCCATTCAGTATCATTTTTCGGACAAAGGTACCCAATCCATCTGCCAGATCCGCCATTTCAGTTGAGAAATATACGCCTTTGCTTTCCATTGCGAATTTGGACAACCGATCCAGAAAATGGAACATTCTTGTTACTCTTGTGAAAACTTTTGTATCATCAAGCGCATTATTTTCAGGATTGGCAAATATACCTACAGCTTCTACAACACCGGCTGCAAAATCTGCCAGACCTGTCGTCATATCAGCGAAAGTAAACTGCCGGTTATTTGTAAAATGATTCATTTCAGCGTAAGTTAACGCAATGCTATTAAATGCTTTCAATGCTAGATTCAGACTGTTCTCGTTATAGGTTTGATCTATAGAGGCGACATTTGTCATAAAAGTGGCTAAGTTATCAGAAAAAGTAGCCAACTCAAGACCAAATGCTGACAGACTTTTATCTCCATGAATTGTTTTATCAAGCTCACTTTGAGTTAATCCTGATGATATTGACCAGCCAAGCATGATGACCATGTCCACAACATCTTTTGCTACTGACAGATTTTCAGGAGAGAATTTGTTTACTTTTGATGCAAAGGTACCCATTGCAGTACCAAGGGTCGACATATTTTGTGAAAATCTCGCAATTTTCGTCGCGCCTTCAGTATCTTCTGCATCCGGAAGATCAAGTTCGGAAATAACTTTAAACAGTTTATTGATATTTTCTCCGGTGCTCCCGGTCAGCTTCCTTCCGGCATTTCCGATATTCGCGATTCCTGTCGCAAGCATCGTAATGCTTTCAGTAATTTTATAGGTCTCTTTGCCATCCGGTATTTCAAGATCTTTTGTAATCGTATTAATAAATTCCTGTAATTTCTCATTTTTAAGTACTTTCAATATATTCTCTATTGCGGTGTTTACCTGTTCATCATTTAATGCGTACTTTAATCCGTTACCGGTATACATAGATAGCACAGAGCTTAATGATGCGAGTCCGTATTTGAAATCTTCAAATTCAGGGTCTGAAGCAAATTCAGCGAACTCCTTGAATTTATCCTTCATATCCATTATACGTTCAAGAGAATTTATAACGGATTCCGTATCAATCGAAGCATCTACAGTAAGCGCTTCTTTAAGCATTTCTATTGTACCTGAAAATTCAGTTAACAATATCATAACCAGGTCAAATGCCTGTTTATAACTTATTTCGGCGCCTTCCAGATCATGATATTTCTGTTCAGGATCTGTATTTTCGAATAGTTGTGTAAGTTGATAAATCAATTGTCCTACCGGCATTATGAATGTCTCTTCAATATTTTCAAGGCGCTTCGATATTTCCGGAATATTTTTAGTTGCGTCATCCAATGCATCAATACCTGTTCGGAGATATTCGAATGCTATTGAAATATCTCCTACAAGACCTCGTAAAACATTTCCAAAGAAATCAATGCCAAATCCTATAAGTCCGATAGTTGCCGCGGTTTTTCCCAAACCGGCTATAAATGTTGATCCGGCTGACTTTGTTGCAAGATTTGCTGCTTTATCTGCTTTTGAGCCACGCCAGCTAAAAAAGAGACCTGCAGTTTTTATAGTTTCAATTGCACCGATTAATAATGTTATTTCTTTAATAAAGTTTCCTAATTTCTCAAGTATACCTTCTACCTTGGCGAGCTTTGCATCGTCGCCAATTGATGCCAGATATGTTAAATATCCAACCATGGCAACAAGTCCGCTGATAAGCACTGTTAATCCTACCCATTTCGCAGTATATCCTGGTGCTTCAATTAAGTATGCCGGAGAAAATAATACTTTCATTTCATGAAATAACCATGCCAAACCTAAAATAACAGCAGCTATCTTTGTTGTTGGAGCATCAGCAAGATCCGTAAGCCTATTTAAAAGATGCATACCACTGTCAACAATATTGTCTGTATTTTCTTTTGATTTCTTGGCATCGGCATCTGAAAACGAAACATCCGTTTTTAATGTATTATTTAATTCATCAAGTGGAATATCACTTATACCGTCTCCTATATTATATTCCACTTCCCATATATCTTTTTTATATTTTTCCATTTCAGCCCAATAATCACCATTATAAGCTATATCCAGTGCATCTTCTGGTAAGCCTGTATCTCCTGCTGCTTTTCCATATTTTCTTCGGAATTCATCTCTTGCTGCTTTTAATTTTTCTAAAGCATATTCTCTTGATACATATCTCTTGCTCTCTGTTTTGACAACAGCATCAAGAACATCCTGCTCATTATTTAATGCTTCTTCTGCGCCGCTTACCCATCCAACATCTGCTTCATCAGCGTAGGCGCTTCCTACAATTAAATCAAGAAGTCCTCCGCCCTTTTTTTTACCGGAAGAAGTATCCGGACCATACATGGATAAACTTTTGGCTACAGCATCACCAGCCCGGTTCTGCATTTCTTCTCCGCCGAAAATGCTTCCAAGTAAATTAGGAATCGCTGCCGCAACTTCTTCGAATGCACCACTTATAAATTTAGGCAATACATCGGTTATAATACCCCAGATGGTAGTACCAAGTTTTGTGAAAGCATTAACTAACGGCTTATATTCTTCATTTCCCTCTTCTTCAAGCTTCTTTGTAATGGAATCTCCGATAGCTTCGTTTTTATCACGTTCTTTAAACAAATCTCCAAACCAGCCAAGAACCCCGCCGATTTTGTCAAGCAAAAGATTGATACCTTCTATTACATAAGGAACGATTTCTACGAATACATCCTTAACAACAGTACCTATGGTTTTTACCAGTTCCCAGAAATCAAATGATGATCTGTCGGTGTCTCCCAAAAGTCCAGTTATTATAGAGGGAAAAACACTATAATTATCCTGATCTTCATAGTACTGAACTATACCGGTTCTTTCATATTCCTTATATAATGAACCGACTTCATATTGAGCAGCTTTAAAATCACTTTGCAAAGTTCTCTTATCACTTTCGGATAAAAACGGGTTTTGTGATCTTTTACTTCTGAGTGGTTTTTGTGTAAACAAACTTCCGTCTGTAATAGAAGCGTTCAATTCTTTTACAGATTTCTTTTTAAACAGGTTTTTAACCCATTCAATGGCTCTGTGAATATATTCCGGTATCTTCTTTATCGCTTCTTCGATTTTCTTACCAAGTTCATCAATGCCCTGATCAACTCCGTTTGCTGCCCCTTCAGATCCGAATATATTTTTAATAGCTCCCCATATACTTGCTCCATTATTAACAATCCAATTGAATCCGGAAACAAAGAATCCTGGAATTGTTACTGTAATAAGGTTCTTTAGAGTATCCCCGAAAGAAATAAGTGCTGCAAGAATCGGATGAATTTCACCATCTTTTTTAAGATCCTCAGCCATCTCTTCTACGGATTTGTTTGTATTCTCTTCGAACCACTTTGTAACTTTTTCAAGTAATCCTGTAAATACTTCAGTACCCCAATTAAGACCTTTAATGATCCCTTCCGGAAGATGTTTCAGCTTTTCGCCAAGATATGTTATAAGATGCGTAATAAAAGCAGAAATGTTTTTAAAAATCGGATTGCTCTCAAATTGCTTACGATACTTTTCTGCGTCTTCAACACGACCGCTTTTAAGCAGATTTTGATAAACGACTTCGTCAAATACCGATGGACTGCCTTTACCGGTTACAGCTTTCAATATACTGGATCGTATAGCATCCCAGACCTTTCCGATAAATGGCTCAACATCCTTTTCCCATATAGTCAAAATCTCATCCGGTATTTTTGAAATAAAATTCGTTATATTAGCTACAAAAGCTTCTATGGCAGACGTTATATCATTTTTATCATCTTTATTTTTCTTTTTTGTATCTCCTGTAAGTGCGCTTAATATAGCATCTTTAATATTGACCCATAATTTTCTCAATTCTGGTTTTGCTTCATTCCAAAATGCTTCAAGTATAGTAGGTATTTCTGCAATCTTGTTCGCGATTTCCACTGCAAAATCATATATAGCAGAAATTACAGAATTACTACTTTCATTTGTATCATTGTTTCCTCTGAATAAATTCGCAATTGTGGTCGGAAGGCTTATAAACCAGTCTTTTACTTTTTTCCATGCAAAATCAGCACGTTCTTTTATCCAGCCAATCCAGGATGCGAGTTTGTTCGAGAACCAGGAAATGTTGTATTCTATTTCATCGGTCCCTGTAAAAATACTGATGAACTGATTGAATATTGTTCTTCCCCATCCACGAATTGTATCGATGATTCCATTTAATGAAACATATTTAAACGGGCTTTCAATAGCGATTTCTATATCCTTTGCAACACCGGTTTCATTCAGATACCCTATGAATCCGTTTCCGGAATTCGATGTACCGAATATTCCCTGAATAATGGCTCTGAAGAATCCGCCAACTGCCTCAATGGCTTTCGTAACATTTTTTGGAAGATCCTTTATAAAATTCTGAACAGCGCCAATAATAGTATCAAGGAATTTTTTAAGGGGTGTTTCAAGGGTTTCCGCGTATTCCTTTGCTTCCTTAGCATTTCTGAAAATTTTTCCTTTTTCAGCAGGTCTGTAAAGCAAAGAACGTATGAACTCCCCTATGATAGAAGGAATCTTCTTGATTCTTTCAGGAATGGATTTTATAAATTCCTTTACGGCAGCCCAGGCATTTTCAATCCAGAGAAGAAGCGGTTTTTTAAGACTTTCCTTGTATTCCTTCGCTTCTTTAGCAGTCCTTAGCGATTGCATTTTCTCAGGATCTTCTTTTTCCCAGAACAGTCCGGTAATAAAATCACCAATGCTCAGTACTCTTTGCGGAATACTTGCGATGAAATTCCCGATGTCATTAAACGCGTTAGTAATCCAGCTTTTAACTTTGCTGACAAATTCATTGGTTTCAAAGAATTTTATTACATTATCGAAGATGGTTCCTTCTTTTCTTTCCACACCGATCCCGAATAATTCACGGAGATCCATGATAATAGAATCGAAGAATCCATTGACAGCAGACAATGCTTCTTTACAGGCATCGCCAAGCGCAATGATATCCAGTTTAATGGTTTCAAGAACACCCATGCCTTCTTTTTGTTGGGCGGACTGTACGCCGAAAAGTTCAAGAATAAATCCTAAAGAATCTGTAATAAAGCTAAGTTTATACCCGAAATTACCTGCCGCAATATCAACGAAAAATCCAAGTACTTCACCAAGCACATCAACCAGTGTGGACAGCACATCAGCAACCGGCTTGGCAATAATCATTAAATTGTCCAGTCCGTTTTCAAGACTTTTAAATAATCCAGCGCCACCTGTTTTCGGATTTGCCGCTTCTGTTATACTTGTAGTTATTCTGCTGATGCTGTTAACCAATGCGTCCAGAATAGGTTCAACAACCGTATATACAGAGGATATAACCTTAAATCCGAAAGAGATTGCACGAAATACAATGCCAAGAACAGATCCAAGAGTATTGAATGCCTTTGTAATCCGATCAATTCTTGATACTCCGTACCTATCAGTTTCATGCAGCCAATCCCTGAAGCTGTTTACCATACGTTTAAAATCCAACGACATCTGAGAAAGTGTATGACCAAGCTTTGTTACCCGGCCATTGTAATCCTCATCATCCATGTCATCGGTAAATATGGTAAAATGTCCAAAAATCTCAGAAAGTATCTCGTCTATCGTTTTTAACGCTTCAATGAGGTCATCACGACCGCCGCTTTCGCTCCATGCTTCAAGAACATTGTTTCGGAAACTTCCGATTGAACCAATCAGTTCAAATAAATGACTGTCCGCAATACCTGTAAAGAATTCAGCGGCTTCATCCAATCGTCCGAATATAATTTCAAAGGATTGTGCCCATCCTCTGGAAATAACATCCTTCAGATATTTCATAGCATCGGAAAAGCTTCTTGCTTCCTGACCTGCACGGAACGCTTCATACCCGAATCTTGTAAGATGCGTGGATTTTTCAAGCTCATCCAATGCTTCTTTATACTGTTCAGCAGTTATAATACCTTCTTCAAGCTGCTTGTCCAACTCTGATTTGCCTTTTCCGAATCGCTCCTGATGCATCGTTTCAAAGTAATCATCCATCAGCTGATCATATTGCTCTTGTGTAATTTTACCTTCTTTAAGCAGTTTTTTCTTTTCTCTCTCAAATTTTTTTATTTCCTTGATAACACTGTTATCCATTTCAGAGAAGTAATAGGTTGAGCCAAACACTTCTTCCATAACTTCCTTGTTAAACCATCTTGAAGAAAGTTTTTGGCCCATGTTCTGAGCAGTTATACCTTTTGAGTCTTCTCCGCTCGTCTTTACCTGTTTATCAGTTTTCTTTGTTGTTTTATATGTTCCGTCTTTTTGTTTCTCAAGCGTTCCTCTTGCGACTGCCGCGTCAAGAATTGCCTGATTGAATTTTTCGCCAACCATCGGCATCAATTCAAAACTTTTCCAGTCAGCATAGGACATATATCCTTTTGAATATGCCTGCTGCATATTATAATACGCACGCTGCGCTGCTTCTGTATTAACGCCCATGGAAGCGGCGGCATTTGAAAGACCTATCGCCATCCGTTCGGCCGTTTTAAGATCTGCTCCGGCAGTACGGAATTTAGACATAACCGAAACCAGCTGCTCAAGTGAAAATGATGTCTGGTCAGCATATAAACCGAGTCGTTCGATTGATTCATACGCGGCATCCTGATTTGCGCCGGCGGAAACAAGTGTTCGAACCGATGTAAGAATATCAGTATATCTTCGCATACCGGAAGAGATCTGTGCGCCGGAAAGGCTGTGTATAAGGCTCTCAAATCCGTGTTTTATGTTCATGAACATCCCGACAATGTCATCGGCAATGCCACTTATAATTTTGTTTTTAAGCATTCCGACAAAGGATGTCATTCGATTTTCAAGTTTCTCAAGAGAAGAAGAAGCTTTATCAGTTGCCTCTTTAATTTTTGATGTGAGGTCCGTAACTGATGTTTCTGAATCTTTAAGATTTAATGATTTCTTTAATTCATCAAGTTTCTTTACAGTTTTGTCGACACCTTTTTCAAAATCACTAGAATCAAATTTTGCTTCAACAATTCTAGTATCAACGGCCTCGCTCATTGGCAACCTCCTTCCATGCTTCATCAGCTATTCTGTGAAAGATATGATCGATTGCGGGATTAATGTAATCAGTTCCCTGAACATACCCTCCGTTTTTAGTTGCATGACCATACTGCAGCAGCACAGCAATCAACTGACCATCATTTACATTGCTGTTGCTCCATACGATTTTCAGATTCCCGTTTGGTTCTTCAACGATTTCATATGACCATGATTCTGAAGTAAGACCCGTATCTTTGGGTGTTGCTTCACGTAAAGCTTCTACTCCGCGTCTTCCATATTTGTTTAGTATCGCTCTTATTACAGCTTTAAGTCTGATAGTTTTCTTAAGAAATCGTTCAAGACGATTAAAATTACCTTTGTGTGTGAAATTAATAAATGAATTATTTGCCATTATGCATCGCCGATCTTCGTGCTGCATTTAATTTACTGTTTTGTGAGAATATAGCATCCATCGTCATCGCCTGATTTGTAGTTCCGCCCTTAACGCCGCACACACGAATCAGCGTCAGAAGACGGTTCAAATGCCATTTTTCACAGCTGAAGGGAATTCCGAAATATATCATGTAATAATAGATAACTTCAGATGTATAAATTTCACGTTTGCCGCCTCTTTTAGGACGGCGGTCATAAATCTCTGTAGCGCTTCGTTTATCTGCGATATAATCCCGTATCTTCTGCAGATCTTCAACGCTCATATTTTTTATTGCTTCAACAGACGGCGTTTTATCCACTGACATGCAGCAAATATAATCCAGCATCTGTTCTTCTGTAGGATTTTCAAGATTTAAAAAAGGTTTCTTCCATTTTGATTCCCATCTGGAAAGAGAGATGAGAGAATGCTCCAGATGTAACTCGGTCTTTGGAATTGTAATAAATTCTCCGGATACCTCATTGAATAATTCTTTTTCAGGAATATTGATTGTAAGCATACTTTCATCTCCTTTCCAGATTTTTATATGATTAAGTCAAAAGATGAACTGTGCTGTCCGAAACTGTTTCTTCCTGTTTGGGAGTAACAGCTTCAGCAGGGGCTTCAGTTTTTTCTTCATTCTCTTCCTGCCTTGCAAGAGCTGCCGCTTTCGCAACCTCATCCGGAACAATGGAATTAATAAAAGCAGCGGCTTTCTGAGCATCAGTTACCAGTTCCATATACAGATTGGAATATGCTTCTGTCTGACTGAATGCTTCCGAAAGCTCAGGACTCTTAATAAACCGGCGTCCATCAGCAGACTTTTCTCCATAAGCTTTAAGAATAATCGTTTTAAATGCGTCCATAATTTTAGGAATGTCCTGTTTTTCAATGATCAGCTGAATCAGGTTACGCATTCCGCCAACGCTGCCAAGTTCCATTTCCATCAGTTCGGCTTTGCTCATGTAAAAATAGAAATTTTCCCTTCGAAGCGTTCCGTTGTAATCCGTGTACTCAATCAGTTTTTTTAACATGTTAATATACTACTCCTTTCAATTTTAAAAATAAAATCCTGCAGTTCCCACCACCTTACTGCAGGCAAACACCCTCACTGTTCCTGAATATGGAACAAAGAACATACTATTTTATTGGATTATCAGGTGAGATCCGTAATTACATCTTCGGCATTGGGCATGGTCGGCTCATTATTATCATCACCATAAATCTTCTTTTCCAGAGCTTTCAGTTTAGCATCGTCAGCCTTCGTGGAGTCAATGGTGATTTCAGAAGTCGCTTTATATCCTTCTACAGCCACAGGCGTGGAGTTGAACTCCCAGCTGAAAGTAATGGCATCAGGATTCTCATTGATCGTCGCATAGCTGCGGCTGGACGGAGAAGCGGTGCAATTGTAAATAATGTGCAGCTTGTATCCTTTATCCATACCCGGATGGGTATCATCACCGATCTGGGTCTTATAGACCAGACCGAAGGCCTTCCTGTTCTGCTGACCAAGGAACACGCCGGGAGCAGCTTCCGCGCTTCCATCGCATTCAGCCCACTCATCTGGATACTGATAAGCTTCGATGGTGCCGCCAAACTTTTCAGCAGCCCGCAGAGAAGCGTACTTGATATTATCCGCATACAGGTCCGTTACGTCAGCGCCGCTGGGGCTTTCAGTAATCTGGGTAATACCATTCCAGGCAACACCAGTACCATAAACACCATTGCTTCCCATCGGGAAAAGAGCAACTTCGCTTACACCGGATTCAAGGTCTCTTGTACCGGTAGCATCCCAAATCAATTTACTCATAGATTTCTACCTCCGTTAAATATAAATCGAGTATACAAAATGGTTTAAGTTATCCGAAATAAAAAACCTGTCGAATGCGCAGTAAGGCAAATCATCAAGCAGATCCCGCTTCGGATCATCAGGATCTTTCGTAATATATGTGAGTGTATATCTGTACAACCGGCGGTAAATATGATTATTCGCATGTACGTCATTCGCCGTGGCAAGATTATATACAATACATGGGTACTGTAATTTCATTCCTGTCGGCGGCTGAAAATACACATAAGAAGATCCAAGCACATTCACCAATGTACGATGCAGATCAATTCTTTTCTGGCTCATGATACTGGCCTCCGATCGTAAGAATGATTCGGGGATACTGGATCTCAACGTTTGTTATTTTCCATGTATCCCCGAGCCACCTCACAAATTTCATTGCGCCGAGATTCTCTTTTGCAAAAGCATCTGCGACAACACTTATACGGTTATTAATGACCAGATTATCATTCAGATTTCCATTTTGATCCCATCTGCGGCTGTTTGAAAGAACATCGCCATAATAGCAGCGCTCTTTCAGAATTTCATTCCATACACCAGGATGATTTTCTGGATCGGTTTCCTCTGTACGAAGAAACCCTATTGTTCCGCTGAATCTGGCCATGTAAGTATCAATCCTTTATCTGTCAGGAATTAATTACCGGTTCCATTCTTGGGATTGTATTCTTCTTCATGATCCTCAGCATCTTCCGGACTGGTGATCGCTTCCTCAATGGAAATCGCGCCATAGGGCTTTACCAGAGCACCGCTGCAGCGGGTCTCAATCAGGTACTTCTGCTGGTTGAAATCGATGTCGAAGTCTTCGAACATGTTTATACTGCCGCCCTTATCAGCACCGACGTTATAGTCACTCAGATTCAGAATGATCGCCAGCGGCTTATAAGAATTATTGCCGACGGTACGATAAGTGGAGTCATCCGCCATTACAGGAACGGTAACGATTTCACGGACACCCAGCACATTCGCCGCGGTCTCACGGGTCGGATACAGGAAATGTCCAATGCCGTCTTCCAGCAGGAGCAGATCGCTCAGCATATCTTCAGTCATGAAGCAGATCGCATTACCGCTTCCCTTGTATTCTTTCCAGGCACGACGAACAATCTTGATGAAGGTCTTGGCTTTCGGTTCGCCCTGAACGGTAGTCAGCGTCTTATGGACAGTGTACAGATCATTGTCATGGAAGACACTGCGGATATGGCCTTCACTGATATGATCGTCGCTGGAAGTCAGACGGCCGTCACCAACCAGGATCGCACGGGCAATTTCCTCATCCAGCATCATCCGCATTTCACCCTTCAGCCAGGAAACAACATCAAGGTCCGTAATATCCAGAACATCATCACGATCCAGCTTCTGCTTCTTGTAAATAGTCTGCGGATCAGTGGTACGCTTCAGCAGAGTGAAGGTTTCGTTAACTTTCCGCTTGCCCTTGATATAACCCCGGGCACGGGCTTCATCCTCAGTGATGTCTGCATGCAGAGTCTTGATGCGGCTGAAAGGCGTATGCTTGGTGCCCTGCATGACCTTGGACACCCAGCCCATGTCACGATGAATAAAATCCGGCGTATTGTTAAGATTCTTGGCATCCGGGAACAGCCAGTCAATCTGCGCAATGCCATACTCATCGGAATGCGCAAGAACTGCCTGCTTCAGGCTGCCGTCACGCTTCGCATCCCTGAAAATGGTTTCGATCTCGGAATGAGTGAGAACATTCTGCTCACTGGTTTCTTCCATGCTGCCATCAAAAATATTCTTTTTCATAAGTCCATTACCTCCAAATTCTGAATGGGCAACTGCCGCATCTTCGTATTCATATTCTTCGTCATCTTCGTATTCGTCTTCGAAGTCGCCGTCTTCTTCATCTTCATCTTCATCTTCTTCGGCGTCTTCTTCATATTCATCTTCGGGTTCGTCTTCTTCGTCGAAGTCTTCCTCAGAGTCTTCGGGTTCGTCTTCTTCGTCGACGTCTTCCTCAGAATCATCGTCTTCAAGTTTACCCTCGGGATCGTATCCGATCTCATCAAGGGCATCAATCTGACCCTGTTCATACAAAGCATTCGCAACAGCACGCTGATCTTCAGTCATACTGTCAAGAATCTTCTGAACATCGATACCTTTCTTCATATCTTTTTCCTCCGTATCTTCTTCTGAATGGCACAGGATCTTCTGCCTGTCAGTATAGATCAGTGCTTCTTCATCATCCGTATCATAGGTTCCGTCGCTGTGAGCAAAATTAAGATTTTCAATACGCGCACCCTTGTTTGCTCCGGTAAGCACAAGACTTACTTCTTTAATGCTTCCGTGAATTACATCACTTCCGCGCTGAACAAGCTGATTTGCGTAAATGGAAAACTGCTTGATATCGCCATTTGCCACAGCGTTCTTTGCCGCCTGCGCCTTACTATTATTATTAAACCAACAATAGCAGTAGACTCCCTCGTCACGGTTTTCAAGCAATGCATGACCCAGAACATTTTCCGGATCTGTATGGCAATGCTGATAAACCATGGGAACTTCTTCGCCATCATTATCAATAAAGGCGTTCGGACGGATCACCCGGCCATCAGAGCATTTGATGTTACACATCGTAGCCCAGCCGGAAATGTCATAAGGTCGATCCGTTGACATTGCTTTTTCCTCCGATTAATTTCCATTTTGATTTTTTATAATTGTGTATCACCCTGTATCTGATACGGGGTTGGATCCGGGAGGCGCTTCCTCGGTATCCTCATCTTCATCGTCAAGCTCATTGTTCCTTAATTTCTCAGCCAGCTTAACAATTTCAGAATCTGTTAATGTCGACAGATCCTGCTCTGTTAATCCGGCTTTAAGAAGATCAGAACGGGCTTTTTCCAATTCTTCAGGGTCCACAGGTTCTTCCGGAGTCCCTTGTCCTTCAGCGCCATCTTCAGGCTGAGGCATATTGCTGTTCCTCAATTCATCTGCTTTGGGATCTTCACTCGGAAGCATACCGATAATGCTGCGGATTTCATTTGCTGTCATAATTTCATTTCTTGTGAATTTATCCGCGATATCCGCAATATTATTAACAGGAACCAACTTAAAGTGATCCTGGAAATACATTATCGACTGACCCTGCGTTCTTCCGGTTTTTGTGAGGAACTTTCTTTTCATCTCATCACAAATCGCGGCAAGAATCGGTTCAATCGTTCGGTTGTAATAATTAAGCATGACTTTTTCATCAGCAGTGCCATTTACAATTTCGGCAGTAAGACCTAACTGGCCATACAGCTGTGTCGTAAGATCCCGAATCTGTTCAAGAAGATTGTTTTCAAGAGGGCGGTTTAACTGTGTAACCTTTTCTGTTGCATCGATGTATGCAATGCCATACTTGGATTCCGTTAACTGCTCTTCAATCTTTTTCTTACGTTTTTCAGCTTCTGCCATACGCATATCGGTCTTAATCGTATATGGCAGCTGGATGATCATGTCCAGCTTATTCGCTCCGGTATTCTCATCGATCATGTCCTTCAGATTTAATTTCCGAAGAAGTCTCTGAAGAGTGGAGCTTGGTTCATTCATAACGGCATAGAAAGGATTCTCGATAATTGCAACAACGCTTTTCGGAAGCACAATCTCTTCCTTGTTTCCTTTCATTTCGTTATAAACCTGCACCCGTACCGAATCCGGGTACCATTGTGTAACTTTTCCGGTTCGCATTGACAGAATATCATAACCACCTGAAATACGCGGATCTGTATCTGTTATAACCGGAACGATGGCGACACATCCCTCATCAAACATGCTCATGACAACATCCTGAATTAATTGCCTTCCCGTTTGATCAGTATTTGCTTCAAGTGTCAGGCAATCATTTAGTCCGGACTTTATTCCTTCTTTATATCTGCCGTTTTCATTGATCCGAACATGCTGAATTCGTACTGCCGCTGTATCAACAGCAATTCTGTTATAAATTGCCGTAACAATGGATCGCTCTTTGCCCCTTGTCATCCGAAGACGGTCGGGACGACTGCTGCTTGCATACCCAACAGTCATTGGATTCGGATTATTGTACACAGCACCTATATAATCCGTAGGGTCTCTATTGTTTCGAAAGGCATTCCAGGCATGCTGGAGCCGTTGTACCAATGAGGCCATAGCATCACCTCATATTTTCATTTTGATTGAAATGTTATATAATGAATAAAAAAGGAGTGATTGACTTTTATGAATCTTTCCATTAAATGCAGAAACTGTAACGCCACCAACACCTTTGACAAAGACAATATCCCGACTTTCTGTTCTTTCTGTGGAGCTGCCCTGCCGGATATGCAGCCTTATGTTAAGGAAGCACTCAATATTGCCATTGAGCGGGAACGCCACTCAATGGATATGGAAAAAGGAGAGCAGGAAATCCGTAAACAGCAAAGCAGGAATTTCAAAGATAAAGCTGATACCATTATTACTATCGTATTTGCTGCATTAATGATATTCGTATTGACTATGATGTTTATTATTGTAATGAAATGAGTGCCTTTCAGCAATCAGGCCCTGGAAGACCGGCGTTTCTTCTTCGGAGCGCTGGAACTGGAATTTGCGTACTTTGTTCCGGCAAACGCTTTATTCATCTCAGCCCTGAACTGTTTAGCCTGAGCGGCATGCTTCTTGGCGGTAGCTGCGCGATATGCATTACGTGCGGATGCGATACCAAGACCGGCGCCAACAGCTCCTGCACCAGCACGGATCAGCATATTATTGGAAAGCTTTTTTCCGCCCATGGTTACTGCGGTTTGATTACCCCACTGCCCGACAGCTTTACCGGCATTACGAACAGCAGACGCAGCGGAACCGTTTTTAGCAGCCAATTGCATATTAAGTCCCGCGCCCTGAGTACTGAGACCGGCATTTTTAAGAGCGGCTTTTGCACGTCCGCCAATCGGAAGATGATAGCCGGCCGCGGTAAGTCCTTTACCGATGCCGCTTGTAACTTTACCTGCGATACCAGTTGCCCTTCCGGCAATTCCGGCGCCACGGTTCATAATTTTATTTACTCCATGGGTTCCGGCAACAGCAAGCCCGCCAACCGCAGCGGCACCGGCACCATAACCGGCAGCGCGTTTGGCATACTTTTTACCGCTTGAACCAAGTTTTTCAAGTTTGGCCAGCTTTTTCTGAGCTTTCTTATACTGACGGCTGAGAGCCCGTTCATCACCACGCTCAATGGCTTTCCGTACGCCCCACTTCATTCCCCTGATACCATAATGGGCAATAAAATCATCCGTTGGTGTGGAGGCTACGCCGTAATACTCATTGCTCATTTGCGTTTCCTCCGCCTCGAAGTATCATACTTGGTGCCCTTGAAAGCTTTATTCATTTCACTTTGCCAATTCTTAACATCCTTAACAGCTTTCGCATGACCTTCCGGCAAAACGCGTTTCTTCGCACGATGCGCTACATAAGCATTCCCGATTGCACTTCCCAAAGATGCTGCTCCTGCAAGATATCCAGGAATTCTCGCGTCCATTGTAGTATAGTGAATCCTTTTTGCTGTTCCGTTTTTAACTGCCCCTTTTGCAGCATTATAAATCTTCGGAACATTCTCAATTGTCTTTTTTATAGTTTTTTCACCAATCATATGCCCAGCTATAACTGATGCTGGGGATGCTACCGCAGACGCAATTCCAGCTGCTTTTGCCGCATTATGTATTTTAATCTGTTTCTTAATATTTGTTCTGTCCTTCAGTTTATCCAGCTTTTTCATGGCCTTCTTATACTGACGGTCAAGCGCTTTTTCACTTCCGCGTTCAATGGCTTTCCGTACGCCCCAGTGCATTCCTTTAATACCGTAATGCGCTAAGAAGTCGGAAGTCGGCGTAGTCGGACTTCCATAATATTCATTTGTCATTTTGATTTCCTCCGCCTCGAAGTATCGTACTTGGTGCCTTTAAAAGCTTTATTCATTTCTTTCTTCCAGGCATCACGTTCAGCGACTGCTTTTGCATGACCTTCCGCACTGGCGCGCCTCTTAGCCTGCATAGCTTTTCCACCTGCAACGGCAGCTCCAAGCAATCCTACACCACCAACAATAGCAGAGGCCTTTCTTGCAGTACTGGCATTTTTAAATGCAGCATTTTCACGATCAAAATCTTTCTTTAAAGCATCACTTTTTGTGTGATAAGTATCCCGATTTCTGTTAAATTCCTTTTCGGCATCACGTTCCAAACGATCAAAAGCCATATCACGCTGATAAGGTTGATAATAACTATTATATTTTCCATTCTGAGCAGTTAAATGGAATCTTCTTTCAAGGTCTCTCCTGGTTCTTTTTCCAGCAGCTTCAAATTCATCACCCAGTTTTTTATGTGCAGCATCCAGTTCTCTTGCTTTGCCTAAATGCCTTCCCATACTTAGTGCTGATCCAATCATTCCACCAGTTCCGGCAGCACCAACGGCCAATCCAACGCCAGCCGCTTTAGAATATCGTTTTGCAATCTTATTCTGCTGTTCGACGTCTGCCTTTTTATTCAGTTTATTCAGCTTTTTCATGGCCTTCTTATACTGACGGCTGAGAGCTTTATCATCTCCACGTTCAATAGCTTTCCTTACGCCCCACTTCATACCTTTAACACCATAGTGTGCCAGGTGATCCGTGGAACGTATAACTGCATAATATTCACTCATTACAAATCACCTGCGTTTCTTTCTTGGCTGCCGAGGAGGCGCAACATATCTTCCCTGATATTTTGTTCCTGCAAATGTTTCATCCATGGCGCGCTTAAAATCAACAGCCTGTTTACGGTATTTAGCCCCATTCGCTGCAATATATGCATTCCTGGCAGAAAGCGCACCAAGGCCGGCAATACCTGCTATAGCGGCACCTTTACCAACCTTTTTAAGTACATTGGCATTTCTGTTAGCTATAATTTTTCCATTGATCGAAGAAGCTATTCTATTACTTCCGCTTTTAGATCTTAAAGGACTGTTTTGCCCCTTTAGATTAGAAGACATTACTCTTAAATTATTTGCCATCAATTGTCTGTTTTTATTTACTTCTTCAGCTTTTTTAAGTGCTGCATCAGTAAGGGGTCGATAAGGCTTTACCGATTTTCCATAAAGACCTGCAATTCCACTTATGTTACTGCTTGTCGGAACTGAGGTATTTCTTTTTCCTCTGAGTGCCCCTGGAAGAGTTCCAAGCAGAGCCCCTACTCCTGCTGCTGCAGCACCATATCCGGCGGCCTTTGCAGCATATTTCCTGCTGTTTAATCCTTTATCCTGAAGCCTTGCGAGTTTTCTTACTGCCCTTCTGAAATGGCGATCAAGAGCTTTTTCGTCTCCTCTTGCAAGGGCCTTTCTTACGCCCCACTTCATACCTTTAACACCATAGTGTGCCAGGTGATCCGTGGAACGTACAACTGCATAATATTCACTCATTACAAATCACCTCTTTTTCTTTCTTGGATGATTTGCGTTATAATAATTCACTAACTGAAGTTTTCCTGTTCCATTTTTGTTGACTCGAATCTTTTGACCATCTACTACCTTTGTTTTCATAGAACCGGTTTCTATAACAGGAACGGGATTCGCAGAACCAAATAAACGATCACCTCTTGACACACCAACTCTTGTCACAGGTTCTGAAGTAACATCGTATTTATTTTTTACTGCTGTTCCGATGATCCTGTTCTGTAAAGATTCAATTCCTTTTAATTGCTTGTCAAACAATTTATCTTTTTCTATTGATTTATCTGCATACTTCTTATATTTTGATACATCTGCATTTGGATTCTTATGCTTTTTATAGATCGCCATTGCCATATTATTGATACCCATTGTCCTGTTATCTATACGTTCGGCATTGACGTTTGCATAACTCTTTTCCAATCTGTTGAAATCTCTTTGAATCTTTCTTGCAGAGGTCTTCTTTGTAGCCTTTGGAGAATACCGTTTCATCCCGGCTGGTGTAAGATTTCCGTTTTTATCAAGATACCTTCTTACACCCCACTTCATTCCAGGAATGCCATAATGTTCAAGGTGATTATCAGTGGAGCGTACAACTGCATAATAATTGTTAGACATAAGTTATCACCTCTTTTTCTTTCTTGGATATAGTGTATAAACACTACTTGCTTTCTTTTGACTGGAAAGCCTTTTAATATTGTTACGTGTTGCAGTAGCACCTTCATCAAGAATAACTGCAAGACCTTTTGTTGCTCTGTTTGTCATAGCGATGTCTTTCTTTGCAAGCCACTCTTTAGATCCGACTTCATGATGCGTATCATTTATCGGATGTGTCTTCCATTTTGAATTGGCGCTGTATCTTACTTTTGTTCCTGGTCCATAAACTTCAACATTCATGTATCTCTTCTTTTTCAGATAATTCTGAGTCTGACGGTCAATACCAGGAGCATCTCCTACAATGATTGTATCTTTTGCTCGGATTGATGCTTTAAGGTTCTTTCTTACAGGCTTAGGAAGTTTTCTCTGATAATAAGGAGATGCTTTATCCTGTGTTTTTGAAGAACCGGAAACAAACAGAACTTCATTTGAAACTTTGGCACCTTTTCTGCCAATAGAGGCAACGCTGTCTGTAACACGTTTAATAGCTTTACGTACGCCCCACTTCATTCCAGGAATGCCATAATGCTCCAGGTGATTATCAGTGGAACGTACAACTGCATAGTAATTATTAGACATAAGTTATCACCTGTACTATAAAATTAATCAAAAGCTTCACGGTTAATTTTATAAGCAACAAGAGCATCCATCATTGCCGCGACGCTGTCGATCTTCTGATCATTTCTTCTTTTGTAAAGCTTTCGGTTACCATTGGAATCAACTATGGTAATACAATTTCCCATGGTATATGTCATCATCTTCTGGTCAAAGATCAGTGCACGTTCCTCTGAAAGTTTCTTAAGTTCACCAAGAGGAACGCTTTCTGTTCTTGCACCCTGAATAACCTTGACAATACCAAACGGTCCGTTTTCACTACTCCATCTGGCGATAAAGTCTTTTGCGTTATAGACGTCGTATCCTACACAACGAACATCGTACTTCGATTGGGTAATGTAATTATCCAGATCATCATAAACATTCATCATGTCAAGAATCGTTCCGTCCAGTACACATAGACTTTCTTCCTCAATAAACTCATCGTATTTGCTTCTCGTTGCCTGCGGTAAGTTAACGAAGGTAGATGCTGATATGTAACACCTGGTTTTAACTCCAAAACTACCATCGCCAAGCGGGAACAGGAAAGTAAATGCACAGAAGTCGTCGCCTCGTGAAAGGTCGACGCCCATAGAACATGGCATTTCCCAAAAGTCACGATGATTATGGGTAAGTGTTTCATTGTATGTAAAGAAATATGTGTAACCCTCAAGCGGTATACCAAATCTTTTCGCAAGGATATCGTTCCGTGCGGAAGGTGCCTTTTCAGCTCTTTCAACGTCAAGCTGATAGGCTTCATAACTTACTGTTTTACCAAGATTAGGATTTGCTTTCACCCACATGCTCGGGTCATTAACTTCTTTTACATCATCTAATTTGTAATACCATATGCTGACATGGGGATTGTAATACTCCCCTTTTAGAATGCTCAGCAATTCCATTTTGATGTTATCACCGCTGGCATTACGTACAGTTCCTTCTGAACTTGTAGCCAGGATAAAGTAATCATCAAGTTTGGAAGCGCCCTGCTCAATAGCTCCGATAACGTCTTCGCGAATATCTCCCGACAGCCATTCGTCTACGGTAGCTACTTTTGGTCTTAAGCCCTGTAACTTATCGATCGTCATTGGACGAGGTTCGATAATAGAGCCGTTAATAAAATTTTGTATCCCGAGTTTCGTGGAAGCAAGTTTCACACGATTCGCTGCAGAACCTGTTGTATTCTGTATACTTCCCTCCGTTAAAAATTTAAACAAAGGTCCACGAGCACGAACAATTGCCGTTCGAATTGGCCCAAGTGTTTCATCGGATTGTCGAATTGTTGGCGCTGTGACAATCTGGTCTGTAGTTTCGGGATAAATATTTAGGAAGTAACTCTGAATACAGCTGGCATAAATACTTTTTGCAGCTCCACGACCAACAATCAGAAATTGTTTTGTAGTCAGTCGCTTTTTAATCGTTCTTATCTCATAATGGACTGTGTAGCCATCACTGCTTACAATCGGTACAGTTTTCTCAACAAAGTAATACCATCCGAATACTTCTTCAGCCCATAATTTAAAACTATCCAGGAGCTTAAGATCACTGCCGTCTGTCAGGCACATCTCACCTTCACAGAAAGCGATAAATGCCTCAACAGGCTGCGGATCGTAGTATATTCCTGGATTGTCAATCAATTCCTGTATACGATACATTTCCATAGAAATTTCTTTACATACAGGAATTTCGCCTCTTACAACAAGCTCACGAAACTGCGCAAAATATTTTGGCGTGGCTGTATTACTAAGATATAGCATTAATTATTGTTATTCCGTCTTCTCTTATTTTTATTATTGTTATTATTATTGTTATTGTTGTTTCTGTTTAACCCTGAAAGCAGCCGCTCTTCTGCATAGCTGAGTCGTTCTCTTTCAGGACGTTGACGTTCATGCTGCTGTTGTCTTGCTAACGCGTTATTATATGCCGTCATTAATTGATTTTGTCTGTTCATATATGCGACACGTGTTGTATCATTTTCAGGCAATCCATAAATTCCAAGAGCTAATCCTCTTTCATTTAAATCATTTATATCATTCTGTATTTGCTGACGTTCATTGCTGAGTCTTTGCTGTTCTCCGCGCCATTCTCCAAGTCTATGATTAAAATCTGATTCAGTACCGGATTGTCCTTCTTCATTATCCGCAATTCTGTTACGGTGCTCATACGCTTGTCTTGTAGCTTCTTCTTCTCTCTGTCTGCCTTCACGGGCAAGAATCTGACGCCGCTCATTATCAGTCATTCTGTCGAACCTGTTTGCTTCAGCGTCGACGATATCTTCATAATGGCTTCTAAGTCTACGTTCGTCCCTTTGCGCCTGCTGCAGTTCTCTTCGTGCTGCTCTGTACTCATCGCTATCATGATCAGTAATCTGACCCATACGGTCGCGTATTTCTGATATTCTATTATTTACTTCACTTATTCTGTTATTAAAGTCACGTTCTCCGGCAGCACGCATTTCATTGCTTCTTGCACGGAAGGCTTCGCGCTCATTATTGAACCCCTGATCTTCAAGATATCCTGCTAAGCGCTCCTGACGTTCATCAGAAAGTCTGTCTTCAACATTCCTCGCACGAAGACGCTCATGTTCTTCACCTTCAAGATTCCTAAGCTGATTTGCAGCTCCTCTTGCAGACATACTATGGATATTCCTATTAAAGAAACCTTTTCCTTGTTTAAGAGATTCTTCATATGCCTGGTTCTTAAGATCCTGACGAATTTCTCTCTTGGATCTCTTGCTCATGATTCTGTTTGCTTCATGTTTACGATGAGCTTCCTGCCTGGCATTTCTGTCAAGCGTAAGTTTGTTTGCAAGACGATTCTGAACATGAGCATTTGCAACCTGTGTAATAGCAGACGCAGTTCCTGCAGCAACACCCCTGAGAATACCTTCCTGCCTGGCCTGTTTCAGACGAACCCTGAATTTAGGATTCTCCGTATTTCCAAGAGCTCTTACATTTCGCTCAACAGAAAGACGCTCGCCTATGCGCTGAATCTGATCATCGGACAACTTACCATACTGAAGTCTTCCTTCTCGGGCAAGCTGCGTATATTTCTGCATATGTTTCTCATTTTTATCATACTTTCTGTCAAGACGTTCCTGAAGCTTTTCAGCATTAAGTTCAGCCTTATACGCCTTGTCAAGATTTCTTTCATAAGCCTTATCCGCATCAACCTGACTCCACTTCTCAAGAATCTTATTACGGTTATTAGCTTCCTTTGAAAGCTTACTGTAACTCGGCGTGTTATTTTTCGGAGTATTCCTATTACCCTTTGTAATGGAATCAAGTTTTTGTTCAGGAGCGGATTTCTTAATCGGTGTAGGCTGCTTATTTAAAGCCTGTAGTTTCTTCTGAGCCATTGCAAAATTCTTTGAATCTGCTTTAGGTTTGTCTACATTATTGTACATTTTTTCAATGGTTGACATCCGGGATTGAGTTTTTGCAACGGCCTTATTAAACTTGTTCTGTTGTTTTTCAGTTTTAGTAATAGCTTTTTGTACTGGATTCTTTTTGGCAATCCTGCCATTTGTCTTTGGAACCTTTGTACTACCCTGTGTTGAAGCCATATTTGCTTTAAGTTTTTTAACGGCATTTTTATAGCTTACGCTTTTAGGTAGTAGATCATCTCCGAATAAGTGTTCTCCCCACTTCATGCCTTTAACGCCGTAGTGGAGCAACTCTCTCGGATCATCTGCAACAGCATAATATTTCATATTACATCAGTTTCTCCTATCATCATTGCTCTGCACTTTCCGCCTGAATATTAAGACGCCATTCAAGTTCATTAATGCGCATTTTATAAGCATCAGCCACTACGGAAGAAGCCGGTGGATCGAAAATCATTCGGACCTTTAAGAAAACCAATGTTTTCACAGTTTCAATCAATGCTTTATCATTGGAGAAATCTGTCCATTTAGTGTATGAATCCTTTATAGAGAATCCCTCATCAGGTCCGATTCCTAATTGATGAAGCGTCATAAACTCATTATTTATTAGCATGCCAACATCAGTATCAAATGCTCTATCTTCTTCATCAATATTTAGCAATTTCTTTATGCTTAAAAGAATACTCTGATCATTGATCAAATCCATAAATCAGATTCCTCCTTTCTGTGTTTTTATTTTGACAAAGATGCAAAGCCTAGTTTCCTGTATCAGAACACCAACTGATCTGTCATTCATAAAAGATTGTCTAACTCTTGTATTCTTGTCTATGTAATACAAATAATCAGATTTACTTCCATGGACACATATCATTTGGTGTTCTCTCTGTAGGCAACTGTGGCAGTGTGCTTGTATCGCCAAAGTGTATAGCATCATGTGTACGTTTGCTAACACATATCAGATATTCAGGATTAAGAATTGATTCGGAAATATTAATCAAATCATCTGAACAAATTGGATTCATATGATGAACAAAGATGTTGCCATAAAGTTCATAGCCTTCCATAGCAAGGTCTCTTCCTTCATCACGAATAATCACATCTCTTCTTATTTGTCTCCATTCAGGAGATCTGTAAAACTTTTGATTCAGGTATCTGTCAAATCCAAAGGTGTCAAATCCAACTGACCCATTTAATCGCAAATACTCATACCGTTCTTTAAATGTTGGTAACTGTATAAGATCCGTATAGCATCGTGTGATCATGTAGGATCACCATATGGATTATCTTTCCAAGGAGTACTGTTCATTAATTCTTCAGAAGGCTCTTCATTCCAACATCTATAGAACATGTTATAATCTGGGCATTCCTCTTCATCACATTCCTCAAGGAGAAGAAAGCAATTATGCTTTACGCCTCTAAAATCAATGCCGTCAGATTTTAACGGACGAACAATTCCAAGTACTTTGCTTTCTTCATAAATAACAGAGCCGTCTTGAAATGCTTCAGTTAACTCCTTATAGTTCATAACATGCGGCATAATTATGTTGCCTCTCTTTTATAATCAGATTTGTCTATCTACTGCTTCAGAAATTGCATCGTAAGCAAAATTAATTGAATCAGGATCTTTGTACAAAGCTGTACATTGATTCATTAACAAAGTATCATAAGCGCTCTTTGTTTCTTCATACTGTCGAACTAAATCTTTTCGTTCTTCCTCAGGAATTCTGGAACGACTCTTCAAAGATCTGTGCAGTGAATTTCTTCTTTGCTTAAGCGCAACAAGTCTTTTCATTGATCTCTTCGGAACTTTGTCAACGATCTTCTTTTTCTCTGAAGATGTTTTATCTGAATGAGCATAACGAATCTTTCCCTCAGGTGTTCTCTTGGAACTGCCTTTCTCTTGGAATCTTCGCACACCCCATTCCTGAGTTTTAATTCCGTAGTGCATTAAGTAATTCTCATTCATAGACTATTCACCTCAATAATCAGAATCTGTATGTGGTGAATAAGCTCTGATTGCCTCAATAACCTGTGCGTAAAGTTCATTACGATCGCGCTCAGATTTAATCGCTTCGGTTTTTGCTTCGAGCAGTTTAATTTCTTCCTGAAGTTTCTTTCTTTCTTGTTTTTCTTTCAAGGAACCAAGTTTCAGATAATGCACAATCACCTGACTTGAAGCAGTTCCATTCCGGAGTTGCTCTTCCGCCAGATTTGTTGCATAAGCGATCATCTGATCTTCTCTTCCCTCCGGAGTTATTGCCGGAGTCTGCCGTTTCATGGTTCCTTCGACAACTTTTGCCTTCGCTTTCATCAAGTATTCAACTCCTTTGGGAAACTATTGCATTGGTTTGTTGAAGGTATGTATCCTTTTAAAACTAGTTTTGATATAGTTTCATACCACTTTTAAGCATCCTAAAAGGCCGGTGAGAAGCGCATAACATACTATGCACATCCCACCTGGCCAGATAGATATCAGGATTGTTCCTGCAAAATATCCCCCCGGAGATTTTTTAAAGAGGGCGGCGATTTCAGGGGGTGGGAGGCTCGTTTTGACCCTCCCCCGGGGTGCCTTCCATATCATTTTGCTCCAGGTAAACGGATGGGGTGGGGTCTAGTTTTTCACCCTCCCGGGATATCAACGTATAAATGTCCAGTCCTATCTCATCATTTACTCTGATGATCTCATTGAAAGCATTCACACGTTCATGTGCAAGCTCTTCATCACTAATGTCAGGATCAAGTAAACCAACCTCACGAGCAATGTATGCTTCTGTATTGTAATGTTTGCTTGTTTCATCATAGTACTTCCAGTCATCATACTCTGTAAACGGATTGAATGGATTGTCCTTCGTTGTAAGAAGAATGTCAGTTTCTTTCAGCATGCGAGATCATCACCTCCTTTTGTTGATCAATGATCAGTAAACTTAAGTAAAGAACTAAGCTATGTTAGACATATCAGTTCTTACATAGCTCTGCGTATTTAACCTTTATTATCAAGATCTAATGCTCTGTACAGAGTTGAGATTGAGACACCAAGACTTTGTGCAACTTCATCTGGTGTATAACCTCTTGTTAAGCGCAACTTAGCCGTTGCGAGTTTCGCAGGAGGAATTCCTTTAGGAGCTCTTGGTGTTGCGCGCTGTTTAATCTTATCAATGTCACAATTCTTAAGGATCTCTTCAAGTTTGTTTGAAGATACTGCACCTGCCTGAATTGCTTCCCACTGACGATCGGTAGGATCAATAAGATTCTTTTTAGCACCAACTCTATATCTTGCTTCATCAAGACACTGTGCCTGCACCTTTTTTATCTTATCTTTATCATATGATAATTCAGGATTATCTTCTTTTTTCATCTGGAACAATTTATTTGCAAGCATTTGTGCTTTACGTTCAAGCGGAGCATTCATTTTTGCAACCGCAAGAGCGGTATCCAATTCTTTTATTTCTTTAGCATATGTTTCTTTGGCAGAAGGATTTTGTTTTTCTGGACGAATATGATATGATTCGAGGCGGGCCTTATTTGCAAGCTCTTTCATTTCATTTGCATATTCTCCATATACAGATTCCATTTTTGTCCCTGAAGATAACTCCATTGCATCTTTTACTTCATACATTTTTTGAGATTTAATCATCTTCGGAACTTTTTCCCAGATAACCTTGCCGTTCTCATCCAATACAGGTTCTTTTAGTTTCTGTTTTGTCTTTGGATCAATAACCGGCTTGCCAGTATCCGGATCAATAACATCTTTCAATACACGGCGTCCTGTTAATTTACCGGTCTCTGTCCAAAGTTTTTCTCCTGTTTTTGGATCAATATAAAAAACCCGGGACTTTCCAGTCACCGGATCAATTCTTGATTCTCCAGCTTTTCTATGTGGAACATCCTTTTCGCTGGAGGCCTGAGAAATAAGTGTTGATGCTCCGCCTTGAGATCGGTTCTGATATTTAATATACAGCTGCCGAATATTATTATCCTCTGCAGATTGCCGCCAGTCAAGGTCATGCTTCTCTGCATCAATAACAACCATGGAATGTTTAACAGCTCTTGCAAGTTCTGGTGGTGTCGCACCTTTCAGTGTCATATCGGTAATAAGATTTGATACAAGACCCATCTGCATACCTTTTTCATGTGGCGTCATTTGCTGATATGGAGAATCCGCAGGACGTTTATAACGCGCATGCATTTCCTCATTAAATCCATCCAACTGAGATAACGGATTTGCTGTCTTCACATAATGTTTATCATTTGGAATAACCAAAACCGTATCCCCATCAAAATCCGCACCGGATAACTGCTGGGCGACTTTAGGATTTATGCCGACGGCATCCCGTTTAATGGTTGGATCTACATCACCAATAACCCGTTTGCCTTCTTCAAAACGATTATTTACAGTAAGTTCAGGTATTTCAAACCGTCCTGTATGAGGGAATCGAACAAGACATACGCGTTCTCCGTCTCTGAAATTTGGTGCATAAATTTCATCTTCCTTCAAATTAGGAAATGGAATAATAAGCTGCATCGCCTGTCTTGGAAGTGCAGCAGCTTTTAAATGAACAGCAGCCGAGTCACAATTATCTGCAAAACTGTCAAGCAGATTTTTTCTGACAACCGGATTATCGATTGTCTTAATTTCTTCAAACTCGTCATTGCGCATACGTGCATCCAAAGATAACTGACGTTTCGCAAGTGCTAAAGTCTGCTTCGCTAAAAATTGGCTGGACAAATTTCGGTTCCATTCATCCCATGTGCCCTGCTCATTAACAATATTCAGAGCTGACAAATGCTCCTTTCCATCTTTGCCAATATAGTGCGTCTGGAAATAACGAAGCGGATGTCTGCTTTCTCCCTGATCATCCTGATTTATACTTGCACCAAAAGGATTATTTGTAATCGGATCAAACTTCATTGGCTTTAACACAGACTCACTGCCTTTAGGTCCAAGCATCGGTGTTCCGTCAGGCTTGCTTGTATTCACCCGAATATCAATTCCTTCAGGAAGATCATCGGAATATACAGCTACACCTTTTATGAAATGTGTTCCGTCAACAGCGATACGAACCTGCGCATAAGAATTGCGTCCAAGATTTAAATCCTCAACACCTCTGCGCAATTCAATAAGTCCGTCTTTCGCATCTCCACCATCTTTAGGATATGCAATCATTACTCGCTTTGAACTGACGGATACAGGAGTCTTAAGCTTATGAGGATTGTCATATTCTCCATGCTCATAATGAAATCCGGGGAAATCAATCTCAGCATTTCTTCTGGCGCGTTCTACTTCTCCCCAGGAAACATCCTTCGGAACAAGTATCTTCATCTTGGTTATCTTACCGGTTCCCATCTGCGGCTGATCATGATACTGCAAAGAATATCCTTCCTGCTCGCAAAGGGCAACCGCATGCCGAAGTTTGTCAGCAGAAATACCCATCTGACTTTCGCATCCATGACCAACATCAATATACTTTTGTTCCTTTATAGCGGCTTTCAGTGTTTCCGCAACATTCCGTGTGGAGTTTTCTTTAACGGTTTCAACATTTTTAAGCACCTTCCGGACAGTAGATTCGGGGACACCTAACTGCCTTCCGATTGCTACCTTGGAATATCCTTTGTCACGAAGCTTGAATATCGCGGCGTCTCTTGCCCTGGTTATGTTTTCGCTGGCAATATCTACTCTTGCGCGGAGCTGTGAAGTGTTCATGTTCATGCTCTTGGCAATTTCTTTCTGACCCCATCCTTTTTTTCTGAGGCTGTCGACATGCGCCTTAAAATCCATGTCTCCCTGGTACGGATTTTCTCCAGATCCCCATGGATATCTTCCTGAATGGCGAGGGGTTCCATAATGGTATAACTCATCATCCGTTTTTTCCTCAAGAACCTTTTGAATTTTCTCAAGAGACTCCTGAGAAATCTGATCCCCAGAAATAAGAATCAGTCTTTCTGGGTTCGCCTGGTTTTCCATAGGTCATTCCTCCCGTTTCAATTTTTCAATTCGCTCGTCGAAACGAACGATTGTTTTCATAATCTTATCAATATCCTTACTGTCCGGTATGCAAATCTCTATTTCATTGTTCTGATAAATACGTAATTCCATACCGATCTCGGCAGGTTTCATATGATACTCCAGGCAAAATAAAGCTGCGTAAATCTGCAATTGCTCCATATGTGCAGGCGTTGTACCTGTCTTTAAATCATGAATCCTTAAAAAAGATTTCTCTTCATCAAAGCCAATAGCGTCCGCTGTTCCGAAGCAATTGGCAGAAAAATATAGCGGTTGTTCTGGGGTTAACCCGAAATGCAAAGCGTCATTCACATACATGTTTAACGTTTCGCGATTTCGGGGTTGTTCTCTTTTTAACTTAATACATTGGCATGCAAAATCATGTAATAAAGTTCCTCGTTGAACAGCAAGATTGTTTAAATATGACTGAACAAGCTTGTCTTCATCGTAATTAATCCAATGATACTTACTTGCTCCCAGAAATGCGTGTTGACCTACTAAATCCAAATGCTGAATAAAGTTCATGCAGCACCTCTTCCTTGTTCTCTGGACTGATGAACCTTGAAAATGACATGTTATTCAATTTGTCTACATAGTATTCCTGATTGTTTTGTTTCTCTGCTTCAGAATTTCTTTTGCATTCCAAAGCAGCCCATTTTTGTTTGTACAAAATCAGAAGATCGGGGAAACCCTGAGGAACGTTTGAACCATCATTCTTCAGAATAAAGCAATCTGTGAGCTTTCCCTGTATTTCTTTAATCAGGGATGACTGGAAACGGTTCTCGCGTTGCATCAGGGTTAATCCTCCTTTCTTCCAAATTCAGAAATACCATGTGCTCAGTACTCTGAACTGAGGCAAAAATAAAAGGCTCGAACGTCATAAACTAAGACATTCTATCCTCTCCTCTATTATAAGCCTTGTTTTTTGTGCGATTTTGGAAATCAGCTCTTTTTGAAGCTTCCTGCTCAAGATAGTCCAGATTATACAGATCCTCGTCCTTTGCAATATCCGGTTCACCTGTTGCACTGGATATTTTCGCGTATTTCTTTTTGGAAGTGCATTTGCATGGACCACCGGAAATAAGCCAGCATGCCTCTTTGCTGCATTTATGATTCTTCTCCGGATCACAAATATAGAACTTCCTCTTTTTAAGTTTTCTGAGCTTAAAAGCCTGCAAAATCTTTTTCATTAAAATTCTTCTTTCTGCTCAGGGCCCTTGCAATAGCCATGTCAATTTTCGAACGGCTGGACAGATGCCAATAATATAAATCCATAAACGGCGTATTAATCCTGTCAATACGGCCAGCCGCCTGTGTCATCAGTTTATAACTATAGTTCTGTGAATAGAAAATGATTGTGTCTGTTGTTATACAGTTCCATCCTTCCGCTCCTGCATTGTACTGCACTAAATATGCCCATCTTGCGCCATGCGGAAGTTCATCATGTTTATGCCCGTTCCATTCGGAAATGGGGCATGGGAGTTTTCGCAGAATTTCCAATTCATAATCAAAATTGTAAAAAATGATCACTTTGGGGTTTGATTCCATCAGTAAGCATATCTGCTCAAACCGGCTTGGATCCTCATTGGTTATTTTTCTGAGAACGCGGCAAAGATCGCCCGCGTCTTTGATAGGTTCATTGGAATATGGGTTCCAGCGTTTCCGAATAACCAGATTGCTCTTCTCCACATCATACGGCAAATATATGGTTTCATGATGCGGATGTGTCTCCTTTTGTTTAATCATGTGCACAAGAATCTGGCTTCGCTGACGAATAAGCATTCCTTCATTATAATACTTCTGAATCTGAGGATATTTACTCCAGCGCTTCCACACGACATGCTGGTCCGTAAAATCTTTCCTGCTTCTGTAAAATCCGTTGGCAATAAATACCGGGCAATACTCAATCCATGTATCACCCGGCGTTGCAGTAAGTAAAATCCATCGATTCAGTTTTGTAATCTTAAGAAATGACCGAACCCACTTTCCGGAACCAACAACACGCTGTTCATCAAAAATAAAGAATGCATTCTGAACATTCGTGTACTTACCAATATTGTTCCAGCTGTCCACCTTAAGGTGAATCCCAAGTCCCTTGCCATCCGCAAAAATACAGAACCGTGAAGCTTCTTTCTCCCAATCTCCATCATCACGTTTCTTGGCTGTTGTGATAATATAAAGATCAGTTTTCCGAAACCCACGGTTCTTTAAATTATCCTCTATCAGAAGAGAGCCCCCGCACTCCTTTTGAATAAAATATGCGAGGGCCGTAATACTTTTACCTATTCCGACAGCGGCACATAATATACTTCCGCTGCGCAACCGGTTTACAGCATCCTTCTGATAGTCGTATAAATTTACTTTCATTCACCGATCATATTGTAATCAGCGTATTTTCCTCCGAATGGATCCACGGGCGCAGCCATAACATACATCGTCTTCAAATATCCTTTCTTTGCATTGGGATTCGCAAGACTGCGTCCATGCGTATAAGGATGAATACTCACATCAATATTCGTGAGTTCACTTTCATCAAGGCGATACCACTGATCAGCAGGCATCAGCCCCATTGATTTTTCTCCGTTGAATTCGCTTACTTTATAAATCTTCGGAGGATATTCGCTGTTCTCATTCACAACGATCTCTGTATAAATAAGCGCATGATCAAACTCCGACTGAAGTCCGGTTACGTAATCGTCCCAGCTGACCGTTCTTGTCTGTTCGCCTTCGGCAAGCTGGTCTCTTACTTCCTTTACTTTAACGTTCCATCCCATATTGCTAAGTTTCTCGCCATATTCTTTGTTCAGCGCAAGACTGAACGTCCGCTTTCCACCGGCGGGATTAACCCTCGTAGGATTTCCGGAAAAATTCTTGTAGATCATCGCTGCGTTCTCTACGTTAAGGTTGCCGTTCATCAGCAGTTCATATTTACTGTTGTTAGCCGCGTGCATAATGGTATCGATGTAATTCATAATATTTTCTCCTTCGTATTTTCTAAAATTTGGTTTGTAATGTTGTAACCCTGTTTACAAAAATAACTTCCATTATCATTTGAGAAATCAGGGCAATCAGAACACCATGCATACTTTTCTGTTTTGCACGGAAGTAACCATGGATCAAGATTATAATCAATAATCCTTTCATCCGGTTTAATAAATGCTTCGTCACCTTTTACAAATAATTCAAAGTCACAGTACTTACTGATCGTTTCAATTGCCACATCAACCAGTCCTCTGAAATATCGTATGTCGATATACTTTCGCCATTCATCAAGCTTTTGTATATCTTCGCTCTCGAGCCAACGATATCCCTTCGCTCCGGTAGCATAGCCAAAAGTTCCGTCCGTATCTTTCCGCATCAGTAATCCGCCGCCAAATCCTGGGCGGATCGGCATAAATTCACCGGCTTTGCCGACAAATCTGTAATTATGGCCTTTCGCAATCAGTTCATCCAGCACGGAAATATCCTTCGGAATATCATCATACTCAACCTTTGCCTGTTCATACTGCGGATCATCGGGATTCTCCAGAACCTTTTTCAGCTTCTTTATTCTTGTAACTAATTTTGCTTTTTCCTTTTCATACCCTGATACATCCGGAAGATTCTCATTAATATCAAGGTACAAAGATGTCTTTACTGTCTTGGTTTCACAAAAATCCCAGAAGTCAAGCGGTTCATGACTGAATAACCGTTTGAACACATACGGATGCGCGAACTGTGCGCCTGTCGCTGTCCACCTCGTCGGTTCACAATATACAGTTTCTGTCTTCTCCGCTTTCTTCTTTGCTTTTGCGCATTCCTTCAGCCAGCTCGGATCATCCTTCGCACGGTAAGCAATATAAACCGCGTGATTTACCAGACAAATACGCTCATACTTACTTTCCACTTCAAAATTATAACCGTACTGTTCACCGAATTTAACCACAAAATCCTGAAGTTCTTTGTCCGGATCAACCAGTTTAATGGAGTCTGTCTTAATATGGATCACATGTCCGCCTCTGGCCTGAACTTCACGCCGAAGCTTCTCCATAAATAACGCTCCGCGTTTTGCCACCCAGTTGTCGACATTTCTCGGATCCTTAAACCGATTCTGAAAATGCGCCGCTGTCATGCCATACACAGAATTCAAAGCAATCTTTAACGCATGGCTCAATGCGTCCGCGTCATCCTCGTTGTCCAAATATGGCGCGAGCTTTCCGCCAAACATTTTCCTTGCTTTATCATAGTCACCATGCTTGATTGCGATGCGTGCTTCATAAAGTTCATCATAATTTTTCGTAAATCTTCCGAAACCCATTTTCTTCCGAAGTGTGGAAGGATGCATTCCGGAAACGTCGTAAGTAATGACTTTGTAATATTCGCCTTCTTCAGCATATACACGTCCGCCTTCACCAATCTGAACATCTCCGTAATAACTTTTTCCATTCTTAAACTCATATTCCGGAAATTCTTCTTTCAGATTCGGATAATTGAACTCATGCCACGGTTCCTTGACATCTCCAAATATCAGCTGAGCGGTAAGGTTGTTCGTGGAATCATTTACGGTCATTCCTGTCAGCGCTGCCAGAATCTTTCGGGCCTTGAAATCAGCCTGCCATTCTTTGCTTAAGAAATATGCTTCTGTAGCAAGCACGTCATTCTCACAATATTGCGCAAGACGCTCCCATTCACTTTCCGGCAAAGGTTTGCTCCAGTCAATTTCCATCTCTTTGTGCGGAATATGCATCTCGATCTCGATTTTCTTAAGACCCTTTTTATCATTGGATACATCATAAGTATCTGTATAGCTGATATTTTTTGCTTCCCGCCATGGAGAACGCTGACCGTTCACAATAATATTCTGACTCAGCTGGAATATCTCTTCCGGAGAATACCCAAGCCACAAAGCATACAGAATATTGTTGTCATAACCGACTACATTATGGCCCACAATCCGCATCTTAAATAACGCTTCAATATCACGCGGTTTTGGATTGTAAAGCCTTATACATTTTTTCAGAGGTTCCTTCTTGAAAACAGCGGCTTTCCCATCCGGTTCCAGTTCCTTGAAAATAACCAGCGTCAGATTCCTGACAACTTCACAGTCAAGAATGATAATCGGGGCTTTCTCATATTCTGAATCGGCCTCTTTCATCATTCCGCCTGTTTCAGCAACTTCATTGGAAATCTCCTTAGGCCATACAAGATCCATTCCATAGAAAATATGCGTGCACTCATCTGCATTATGCTTACTGTGAGCCGCAAACGCATAAATACCTTCTTCAAGATCATGCACGTCATACTTGACACCGGCCTCTTTCGCCTGGTTCAGAATATCCCTGATATACTTCACACATGTGATTGTCTTAGGATCTTCACCATACGGACGGATTTCCTTACGGATTGCCTGAATAATCAGATTTCGTAAATGTTTCTCATCCTTGATACCTTCCCAGTTTATCATGCTTCTTGTCTCCTTGAGCGGAAGTCCGCTGGAAATATGGGCAATCGGCAGACTGTTGCATTTTGTCACCCTTCTCCGAAGCGCACGCAGCTGGTCATCCGGATATACCTTAATCTCAATAGCGTCATCATACAGACTGCTGAGCAATGAAATATCACCGTCATACCAATAATACAGATGGATGCCTTTTCCGCTGTTTGAAAATTCAGCATACGTAGGTTTCCATTTCATGCTTCCCGCAGCTTTAAGATTCATCCAAACATCCTTTTCACCGCGTGCATTCCGTATATCAAAGTCAATGCAGATAAGATTACCGATTTTTCTTACATAATGCGTTCTGCGTGTATCAAGATCCCTTAAAAATGTCCGCACCTTTTCCCATTTAAACTCAGGTCTGTCACGGCCTTCTTCATCATGAATCTCATACTGCGCAGGGCAATCCTTCAGAATATCATCCAGCAAACTCTTTTCAGAATCCATCTTCAGCCATCCGTAAGAAAGATCACTCGATGAATCCGCAGAAAAAGTATCAGCTTTGGACTCATTATTCTCAATAATGGTACCTTTTGCTGTTTCTTTGGTTTCCGCTTTCGCTTCTTCCCTTTTTCTTCGCTCGCTTCTCTTCCTGGGCTGATTATCGGAACTTTCATTTCTCCTGAATTTCTCCAGTTTCAATCCGCTGAACCAACTTCGGTACTGAATATCGCCGACTTTCCTTGTTGCGTAAAATTCTGAAAAATAGTTTTTAGCTTCATCAATGATTTCAAACCGTTTCTTTGTGAACTCGATACTGCTCTGCTGGCAATAATCTTTCCACATGGCCCACAGATCATTCGCGCTGATTCCACCGTTCTCAATAAATTTATCCGCTTTTTCTTCCATAAAATTGAAAAATGCATCTGTCCGATACATCATTCTTTCAGGGACATACTTGTCATAAGCATGCCTTCCGCCAAGTTCACGATATACCTGCAGACAGTGCCACGCGATTGCGCCAAGTTCAAACTCAATCTGTTCGTTGAGTTCTTCATAGTGCAATTCGTCATCAATTTTACGTCCGCTCGGTTCCACATCAATCAGCCTTCGAATAATACCACTCTTCGCGTCAGTAATACGTACAGGCTTGTTTGTTCCAAGCATCAACATACAGATCGGCTTGATCGTATACTGACTCTTGAATTTCTCATTCACCTGCAGTTCATCATGACTTGTGATTTTGTTCAGTGTGGCGTTCGTCTCAATTCTGCTGAGATTTGTATCCGCGTCGATTGCGACAAGCGGATGACTGCTCAGAAAATGCAGTCCAAACTGATCGCCTGCCTGAACAAGACTCTCGGCTTTAAATTCCACATAATATCCGTCAAAGAGCTTCTTCACAATATCCAGCATCGTTCCTTTACCGGTTCCTGGCGGGCCGTAAAATACAAGGAACTTCTGAATACGCTTTGAATCTCCTGCCAATATGGATCCGATTGCCCATTCAATCTTGTCACGCTCACTCTGATCATACAGCGTTGTGATCAGTTCGTTCCATGCCGAAATATCGCCTTCCTGCATTACATATGGAAGCCTTCTGGAAATATAATCTTCCTTTTTGACAACGGTATCCTGGAAAGCAAGCTTCTCATCCAGCTGATGATAATTATCCTTAATGCTCTTCATATACCTTTCAAACGAAGTCCACTGATTGCTGGAAAAGTTCAGAAGGTATCTTCCGGAAATATGGTAATCTTTGTACTCGCTGTTTTCTTCCAGTTCCTTGACCTTTGCACGGATCTCCTTGTCGATCATTTTTCGGACCGCCATCCGCTTCATGTTCCACAGGCCGATATCGGAATCCCATACTGAATAAAAATCGCTTCCTCGGATCATGAGGTCCTTTGACTCATCTACAATGAATTCAGGATATACTTCGATCTGCTTTCCGGTACGGTTTGAATTCTGCAGCCGAAACTTAATGTTACAAAAATCCATTACAGCATACTATCCTCCTTTCTGCCAGATTTGTCCGGGAGTGTTTGATCTGACAAATTATTCTGACTGATTTTACTTTCTGATCGATCTGACTGATTTTTGCCGGAAAATCACTTTACGCTTCATTTTTATAAATTTTCCTATATTATATATATAAAAATTAAATTTTAATTCTCTCACACGTAGTTGGTGATTTTTTGCAAAAATGAAGCGTAAATCGCTGGAAGCCTTGATTTATAAGGGTTTGAGAGGGCTTCATTTTTTTTTTTACGCTTCAAAAAAATGAAGCGTAAACGCAATTTTTGCACATTTTTGCACTTTTTGCTCAATTTGATCGCACAACAAAATTACACGATTTTTGAAAAATTCGCAAAAAAGTGTAAAAATGAAGCGGAAATGAAGCGGAAATGAAGCGTAAATTTCACCATTTTTGAGCAATTTTTGATCAATTTTTGCGTCTTTCGATCCATAAAAATTGCTCATTTACAGGCAAAATTTACGCCTCAATTCCTTTCTCAGCATCCTATAAAATGCTCATCCTCATCCAGATTTTCGTTCAGCCAGGCGTTCATTTGGTACCATAAGGATACTTTTCGCATGTCTTCAGAGCTCTTTTCAGCCACGTTTTTCAGCGGAAATAACCCGCCTTCCGACCCGTTTTTGTTGTATTCACGGTGCAGAAAACGGTCAATTTTCGTGTCAAATTCCTTCTGAAAATCAGTTTCAGCATCCTCTCCGTCGCCTTTTTTCAGTGTGTCCAGGCCCAGATTTCTCATCATAATTCCGAAAAATAAGGGTATCATAGAGCCAGGTTCGTCCTCATTCAGCATTTGATCCAACTGAAAACACAGTCTGAAAAGCACCTCCAGAATACTTGCTTTACCCAAAATACTCTTCCAGATTTTGTCAATATCACGCTCGGTTTTTCCGTTTTCTGACCCGACTTCTTCAGAATATTCCTTGCGCATTTCCATTGCGTCAGCGGCCCGGATTTCATCTTCTTTGATCGTCGGATCCCACAGAAAATCAGTCGCAAACAGTTTCAGGCAAATATCCCTGTTCGGATTCCATTCGTCATCCTTCAGTTTTTCAGTAATCCAGTCAAAATAACTCCGGCATCCTTTAAGTTCTTCCAGATTAATTTGTACTGCCATTCAGATATGCACTCCCGTCGCGTATCTCCTGGTAAGCCATATGGAATCTTGTAACTTCAGCAATAACGTTGTAATGGAAATTCTTCACATACACAACATCAGGATCAAATGAATCCTCATCCAGATCCATATTTTTATTGAACAGGTCCTTTCCGTTTGTTACACCGAGAAGGTCAAATGAATTGATCTCATTGTCCATGTCCATGGAGTCTATGAAAACATTGTCCTTCTCATACCAGTTAATATACAGTTTCGTTAAATAATTCTCATCTTCGAATTCCTGTCTGGACACAAATCGCGGACCTTCTTCAGGATGCGCCTGATAGCGATCAATTTCGTCCAAATATCTCTCCCTTTCCATTGTTTTTTCTTCCGGTTCCGTGCTGTCCTGTATCTCGAGATCCCAGTTATCAATATCATCTGCCGTAGGATACCCGTCCGAATCAGGTATATAAACTCCCCATCCGAGCCTGCTCCATACGACATTCAGTTTCTGTACATTGGGCTCCGCATTTTTAAGTTTTTCACGAATCTCCACAACACTGCGCATACTGTTGTCAGGATTCACAAAAATACTTGCCGGATAATAGAGTTTCATACCTGCAGCCGCTTCAAAAATAAACCGGTCATTCTCTCTCGATACTCCAATAAAATTCATTTCATCAGGAATATATTGGTCATCGGAATCGTCTTCATCGTCTTTTTCTTCGCCATTTTCGTCAGAAGACTTTTCCTGCCCTTCAGATGCCTCTATTTGGCCTTCTAAGGCCCCTTTTACGGCTTCCACCTTATCAGACGTATTAGGAGTCGTTCCCTTGTTAGAGGAGCCCATATGCTCATCTATGGCTTTTTTTACATCTTCAGGATCAGCCGAATCCACATAAATAATGCTGCTTTTAAGTTCGTTCAGAGCA